ATGCATAGGGGGGTATGATTTTTTCGACCCCCTCCCTACCCATTTCATTGATGCTCATAGCCCGTTTTGCATTGTTTAACATCGAAATGAACATGAATAGTGACTCCTTTGTCTTGATAGTAATTGATAACGACTTGCAAACGACAAAAGACAGCAAGGTCAGCTTTGGAGAATCGTAGAAATGGAGGTCAATCGTTGGAGGACGGTGGTGCTGACCTTGCTTTCTTGTCTTTTGTCTTCTTTTCTAATCGATCTTGGCAGATTGGTGGGTGTGTGGTGGAGTGAGACCGATTAGAATTGTATGATAAATTCATTGAATGAAGTTGCAAACGAATGAAAAACAACAAGACAATGAAAGTATCATCTAACTAACTTAGTTTATTATTCTTTTTTCTTTTATTAAGTTCATTAACTAAATGTAATGAAAGCTTTGAGTTAACTATAACTAAAGCAAAGAAGTAATAAACAATGAATGAATCAGAAAGATTCAATCGATTAGTATGTTCATGTACTATTATTGTTCGTTAACAAATAGAATCAACGAATGACTTTCTTATAAACATTTAAAGGATCGAATCGAACAATTTCATCAATTGCTCTTTCTATTTCAGCTGCATTCTCTTGATCAGACATTGCTGGAGAAGTCATAGCAATACGATCCAGTAGACCACAGCTATTGTATCCTTTATCAGTGTCATACTGATACCACTGATCGAACTGATCCTTAGGATCATAAGGATTGTCAACAGTAGTTAACATAGCAATAGACATGGAAAGTAATCACCTCTTTTATTCAGCAATGTATTTAGAGATAGTCGAAGTAGAGACACCAAGACTATCAGCAATCTCTGCCAAAGTATAGCCAGACTTAGCCATTGCTTTGACTTTAGATACTTTAGCAGTGGATAGGGTAGTCGTAGTTTTAGGCATAGCCAGAGCTCTCACGGTCTTCGTATCTGTGTAACGAAGAATCTGAGTAAGTTTGCTATCACTGATAGCCCCCTCCTGTATGGCCTCCCATTCTTTGGGAGTGATGTCTATCTTACTACCCTTACTATCAGCACCTACTAGTTGTCTAGCAGTATTGATAGCAATTTGTTTCTGCTTCTTAAGTTCTTTCTTGTCATTCTGCAGCTCAGGGTTAGCTTGAACCTTAGCTTTAACTTGAGAGTTCGCTATCGCAATAGCTCTCCGCTCCCGGGGGGCGTTCTTTGCAGCGATGTTGAGCTTGGAGTTAAGGGAGAATACTTCTGCTTCATACTTCTTTGCAGCTTCAGGTTTTCTTTCTAAGTTGCCCTCAGCTAAGTATAATTTGCGAGCTTTGTTTGCTAAAGCTTTGGTCTTATTGACGTAGTCAGCATAAGCTTCTTCCTGTGCTGTACCCGAAGAGAGGATATGTGCATCGGGGACAGCGGAGAGGAGCTTGACATCTTTGGTAGCTTCCTTGATTGCACCAGTCTTCTTGTCCACATAGGTACGACCAGAGAGTTTGTACTCAATCTCACCAGTTTCAGGATTGATTCTACCAGAACCTTTAGTCTCTGGCACCTGAATAGTCTGTCCCTTTCTAGAAATTAGAGTAGAAGCACCAGTAGAAACTCTACCAGTTACAGGATCAACTCGACCTTGCCACTTTTGTTTAAGCTCAGCAATACCATTGTCTTTCTCAGACTGAGTATAGTCAAGCTTATGTTTAGCAGCATCAATGACAACCATCGAATGACGAACAGCTCGAGCGATCTCTTTCTCATTGGCTCCTTTAAGAGTCATGTCGTTGATCAAGTTAGAGACCATACCCATCTGTTTCTGTTTGTACTCTTCAGTCATTACCTTCATACCTTCACGATAAGGATAGGCAGTCTTAGGATCAAATCCTTTCAAGTCATCCAGAATAGGAGTAGACTTAATGTTTGCTTTGGGAGTGACAGGAATACAAATGACTTGGTCACCATCGAAGTCTGCACCAGACAGACGTTCAGCAGTCTTAGGACTAATACCAATAGCATCTTTAACAGCATTGGTAATCACAGACTTACCTTGAGCATTCTTATTGTTAACAGTAACAATAGGAATCTCAAACGTACCACCATGAGGATAGCGAACCAAAGCTAAGGTTTCGCCATTCTTATAGTTAGGTGCATAGACTTCATTGTCTTTGATCTTAGTCAAAGGCAGAATGACCTGAGTAGTCTGTCTTGGGAATGCTGCAGCTTTAAGATGAGTCGCAGCACCATCACAATTGTTAGCAAACTCAAGTAAGAGTTTCTTCTTGACAGTCGGATTAGTGAGCGACATGATGTCATCAAGTTCAGCAACCTGATCTTTGTAGGTAAGATCGAGCTGCTGTCTGATTAACTTCATAGGCTGCTTAGAAAGAAACTGAGAAGACAAGTTCTTACTCATCTTATCCCAGTCTCCTTCTTCTTTGATCTTATTGATAGCACCAAGATGCTCTTTACCATCTTTACCAATGTAATAGCTTTGACCATTGGCTTTGATAGCAGCACCAAAAGGATTGTCAGGATCTTCTTTAATCCCTTTCATAACCTTTTCTTTTGGTGCACCACTTGGTTTGTTTGTATTGAATCGAATGTCTACACCATCAGGAAGATCATCAGCATAAATAGCCATACCTTTCAGATAATGTGTACCATCAACAAGGATACGAACCTGTGCATAGTGCGAATTACCAAGATCAAGATCTTCAACGCCTCGACGAAGTTCGATAACACCATCTTTAGCAGAACCGCCTTGATCACCATACTGAATCATGACTCGTTTGCTGTCGATGCTGGTAGGATACTGAGTCTTCTTGAAAGAAAGACCGCCATCTTTGGAATGGTAATCTCTCAAAGACGCAATCTCTTCAGTATGGTTGTAAGCATACTTCTGATCAAATCCATCTTTAGCAACAATGGTCGTAATAGTTTGCTGCTTAGGATTGGTAGTCTGTTGAAGACCAATACCGTAAACTTGGTAGCCTTTAGTCTCAAGAATGAACAGAGCTTCTTTCAAGGTGCTATCGGTAACACCAAGTTCTTTCTCAACACCAGCGCCAACATCGATCATGTTTTTTGTTTCAAGCTCTTTAGCGATCGTCTCAGCAGTAACGTTTGCTCGGTTCTTGTTAACAGCTGTATTTTCATTCAAAAGAGAACGAATAGATGAGTCATTGGTGTAACCCATCTTGTTAGCAATCTCTTGAAGACTTAAACCATCTTCTCGAAGAGAGCGAGCTCTGTCAGCTTCAAGTGCTCGACGTTCATGTTTTGCAACTCGAACCTGCATGCGAAGATCGGTAGTAGTCATACCAAGTTCCTTGGCAATGTCTTTTTCTGCTTTACCTTCTTTAGCCAAAGACTCAACACGAGCTAAGAAGTCTGCGCTGTGTTGATAAGGGTTCTCGCCTGAACCCCAAGGATAACGCCCAGAACGACGTTTAACGCCATAATGAGCAATTGCTTCTTCATTCTCAGAACAACCAAGATAGGAAGCAATTTCTTCAGCGATCGGATTCAAGGTTAACCCTCCTCAACCTTCAGTCGATTGATGATCCCGTCAAAGACGCGAATCTTATTCATGATATATTCGATCTCTTGAGGATCAGGATTCTCAATCATCACGTCATCGTTCTGATAGATCCGAAGCTCGGAAGAGATCTTGTTAGGATCTTGTTGATAGTCCAAACAAAACAGGGCCATGTAGATTCGCAGTTGTTCCATATGTGCAGGAATATACCCAGACTTGTAGTCATGGATACGAAGTGTGTTCCCTCTAAAGCTGATCGCATCGGTAGTACCGAATACGTTGTCAGAATAGTAGAGAACCTGCTCAGGAGTCATTGCGAATCCAATAGCGTCGTTCACATACATGTTCAGAGTCTTCTTCGAGCGAGGAAGCTTCTGACCAAGAAGGATCGATTGCATGGCATAGTTGTGCAACAATGTGCCGCGCTCAATAGCTCTCTGGTTACGATAGAACTCCTGAAGACGTTCTTCATCGTAATTGATCCAGTGATACTTGCTGGCGCTGAGAAGGGCATGCTTACCCTCTAGATTGGAACGTTTGATAAAGTTCATCTAGTACCTCCTGTTTATTTTCTGGATAAACGAAACGTGCGAAAGACATCTCGTTCATCTTATCAACATAATAATCTTGATTTGGCTGATGTTTTGCTTTCGCATGCTGTTTGCATTCCAAAGCAGCCCATCGACCTTGATGTAAAAGCAAGAGATCAGGAATACCCTGACGTTGCTCCATCTTGAAGACCATACATCCATCGAACATAGCCTTCAGATCTTTGATGAGTCCATCCTGGAATCCACTTTCTAATCTCTTGCTTCTACTCATGAGCTCTCCCTTCCTTTGCGAAGAACAAGAGAGAATGAACAAAAAGTGCCTCTAAAAGGACACGGGTTCATTTCTCCCCATAAAAGAGCGTGAAAACCTCGCGGACCGTCCTGTCAAATGAAAAATCACACCCAAAGGAAGTCGTCGAGTCCGATCATCTCATCGACACTAACACCAAGACCCATGCAAATATTTACAAAGGTCGGAAGACTCGGAAGTCTTTTACGTTCTAAAATATAATAGATCGTAGAGTAGTGCTGTCCGATGGTAGATGCGAACTCGAGACCATTGATAACGTAATCTTGATCATTCAGGATACTAACGAAACGATCCAAAAATCGAGCTGACCATTCGTCCACAGTTTGGTATTGGTATGGATTCATATAATTGAATGCCCTTGGTTCGACAGAAAGCTCGAAGAGTTCTTTCTCGTAATCAAGCCAGGCTTCGGTTACGTTTTGTTCTTCTAACCTATCATTCACATAGATATGATCAGGAATCAAATCAGAGAACCTAACACCTAAAGCAGCGGCAACATTTGCTACAAGAAATACCGTTGGCATCTGTCTAGCATTCCTATAACGCATGATAGTTTGTCGATGACTAGCAGCAAGATCTGCAAGCTCGTTGATGTAAATGCCATTATACTCCATAATGGTCTTTACACGGTTTCCGATGATTTTCATAAAAGTATCTCGATGCACTCGAGATACACCGGGATCGCCGATTGCTATCGGTCTAAAATCAATACCCACGATTGATCTCTCCTTTGTAGATGAATTTGTCGCATGGAACAATATCGTCGATTAGTTCTCCACAAGCGAAACAGATGTTCGCCATATGAGCAGGAGAAGGAACTCGAAGATTGTTGAGGTATCTACTGATCATGGTATCGTCTATACCAGTACATACGGCCAACAAATCTTGGCAGCTCAGTTCGTCCTCCAAAGCTCTGTTGATTCGCATAGCCAACTGCACCGCATACGTATCGCGACTGATCAAGTTGATCTGTGAGGTCGACTTGAAGTCAAGACTTTGCTTCTTGATCATCAGAATACCACTAGGCGTTGTGTACTGACAATGCGCCAGGTTAGAACCTTTCGTTACATTGAAGCCTCTGTCCCACACAATGTCGCCAATCTTCAATCCAAGACCAACGCAAATATTCACAAGAGTAAAGAGATGCGGTTGACGTTGTCCGTTAATAATACGTTGAAGTGTTACTCGACTAACTCCAGACTTTTTAGCCACCTCGCTAATATTGTAAATACTAGCGTCTATAGCAGCTTTGAGTCTCATTGCAAGCTCATACTGAAAGATTCCAGTGGAAACGGACGGCTCGTCGGGATCGAAACATGCTCGAAGCTTAAGTTTCATAAAAAATTCCTTTCTAAGAGGGTGTATCATTTTGGCAACTCATTTTGTATCATTTTGGCAAGTAAGCGAACCCTATTACTATAATAGAAAAATACCCTATTTTTACTATTTTTTCTCACGTAATAGGTATATATTAGTTACTTGCCAAAATGATACACTTTTATGCGATTTTTGTATCATTTTGGCAACTGTTTCGTCATTTTTCCTCGAAAAATCGCAATTCTTGCCAAAATGATACACTTTGACTTGCCAAAATGATACACCTAATACCTCTAAAAACCCCCATTCTTGCCAAAATGATACACGTTTTTTTGCGATTTTGGTGTATCATTTTGGCAAGAATGGGGGTTTTTCGGCTTCTCAAGTGTATCATTTTGGCAACTTTTTCAGCAACTTCAGCTCAACTTCTCACCAAAATTGCGCTCAACGATGGCCTTGAACTCGCGAATAACGTCCTTCAAGTTCTCGTTTTCCTCCTTATAAGCCTCCACAAGCTTCTCCAGAGTCTCGTTTTTCTCCATCAAAGCGATGATTTTGTCCCGATAATCAGGGGTTGCGAGGCCATTTTCATTCGTCATCATAGCAAGTTGACTCCTTTCGTTTCTTCTTTTTCGAGTATTTGACCCACGAAGTACAGTCTTCATATTCCTCAGGATTGTAAATACGATGCTGGAATTCCAAGCATTTGTACTCACCCCACAAGCGATCGAAGACCATATTACCACAGGTCGAGCAATTGCGAGTGTCTTCAGTCTTCATCGAATACCTCCAAACGGATCATTCCGAGGAGGATATCCAGTCGTCTCAGTGAACCGGGGAATCCACTCATCAGCAGGATCCAAGATCTTCACGTCCTTAGCCTCTTCGCCATGCTCGCCAAGCTCCTGGTAGATCCGACTCTTCACCACATCACGACTGCCCTGGTACTTGCCGTGATATTCATCTGCAGCATTACCATAGACAGTCTGATAGAAGGTCTGACAGATCTGCATACCAGGATAGACACGAACAGGCTGCACACAAGCCAGCTCGAGTGTCCAGTTACCCTTGAAGCCAAGATCACCGAATCCAGCAGTGACGTGAATCCACAGGCCAAGACGCCCAATAGAGCTGCGACCGACTACCTGAGGCACAAAGCCATGCGTCTCAGTGTACTCCTTGGTCTTCGCGAGATACAGGCCACCAGGCATCAGCACGAGCCCTTCCTCAGGGATCTTCACGACGGCCGTCTTCATGTCCTTACGAGGGTCCAGGATTGCTTCCTTATACACTAGCAGCTCATCGCCGAGCCGCAGGTTATAAGAGTTAGGACCGAGCTGAGCTTCATTGAAGTCCTCGATCACGATGTTGCCCAGTTCCACCTGGTGTCTGATTTCATGTCCGGTCAGAATCATTGTCATCCTCCTTGTACTTCTTGCTTACCTTGTTGATACCGTAGTTACCGAGTCGCTCATCAAGCAAGTCGTCGTGCAACTTCATCACCGTATCCACCATGTGATGAACCGTGAAGACGATTAGAACGAGACTCAATGCGACAATACCGAGTGCGAACAGTAATGCTGTCATGTTAACAACGCTCCTTTCAATGTGTATCCATATAGGAAAATAATAAGGATCACAAACATAAAATGCCAGAAGTTACTCATATGCCTACCCTCATAGCGACACCCAATATAAGTCCGATTACACATCCGACTAACAATGCCAATATATCATACTTATCCATGCAATCCCTTCCTTTAGTCATAACCAGACGGCGGATAAACATCGGATAACCCGAACGCTTTGTTTAACTTGTAAATGGACTTGGCCAAAAGATCGACCTGCTCATAAGTTAACAAAGAGTCCTTAACTACTTCAACGTAAGGATATCCAACAAGCACGTCTACTGTTGGAACTGGAACACATCGTGTAGCCGTATGTGGACCATCGGCTGATTTGTAGACCACATAATATCGGTCATTGATTTTTATGAGACTTCCAGACTTAACATTTGGAAGAGCTATCGTTTCTTTCAGTTCCATATGATCCCCTCCGAGTACGGCAGTGTCTGGATGAAGTCCTTGCAGAAGCCTTCACGCCACTCATCCAGCTTGTGGTTCTTACGGTCCTTCCAGATGTGAGCGAGCACCTCGTAATTGAGCTGCACTGTACGTCTCTGGTTGAAACTGGAAGGAAGGAGCTGGATGATCTTATACCAGATTCGTTTCCTGATTTCAGGATGCTCGGTGGTAATATACTCGAGTCTCCAGCAGTTGAGTTTGTATACGAGACGGGATAATGTCATGAGAGCCTCGTCATCGAGATGTTCATTCGAGAAGTCCTCGATATAGAACTCGTCTTTCATGACTGTATGCATCGTACTCTCACTGTTGGCAACTGTACCAACCTTGTAAGTGTCGAACTCCTTCCACCAGTAGAGAGGTGCAGTAATATCAACCGTGACGTTGATATACCGTCTGTACTTCGCATGCGAGGCTCCTGCACCTGCCAACTGTTTCATGAGAGCGAGGTCAGCGTCACCAATCTCATAATGTCGACCAACAAACTCCTCAATATCATTGTAATGAACAATCTTTCGGCTGTCACTCTTCTCATGACTGCCCCAGCTGTTCCGCATACCACGAATAGCAGCTTCCCATCCGAAGACCTCAATAGCTTCAAACTTGATCATGTTTATCCTCCTTTGCGATCATCCTCTACACCCAGCATATTCCGATCACAGGCAGGGCAGCTCAGAGGATACTGCCAAACCCTGTGACCAGAGATAACGTATTGGTAAATCCCGGCTTCCTCGTATCCACACTTCGAGCATTTGAAAATATCAAACACATGAGTCGTGGGCTTCCAGATAGCGAAATCATCAAGACTGAGCTTCTCCTTCTTGTAATCTTCGAGTGTCATCGCGATTCTCCTTTCGTTCATTCGTCCTTATACCAAGCATATAGCGGTTACAGAGTGGACACATATAAGGGTACTCATAGCGCTCCAGCTGATTGGTAGTAAGCGAGTACGTGTAATGACAACGAGAGCACCGAAGCCACTCGATGCCCTCGTCCTTAGTCTGCTCGTGAATCCAAGCAGAGGTCAGAATGTCATTACAACGTTTCTTACGTTCTTGCGCGAGTACCTTCTTCCGTCTGAGGAAGTTACTTCTCGCGTTTGTCATAAGGACCTCCGATGACCTTCACCTTGTAGCCAAGCTCCTTCTCGATCTCAGCGACGGTCATCTCACGCTGAGGAGGCTCCTCCATGTGCTCGAATACGCAAGCCTCGTCCAGCGAGAGATAGTCAGGATGCTTCGCGTCGCACAGAGAGAAGACATTATATCTGGTACGGATCTTGAAGTTTTGGTCCTGATCCACGAATACCTCAGGTAGCTCGTCTATGTCAGTTAGCAGGACCACCTTAGGATACAGCAGATCGACATCACCGACGTCCGTAGCAACCTTGTAGCGCAGAGACGTGTACAGCGTAACACCCTCACACCAGATGGTGTAATCCACGAGTTCCGAATCGTAGATCGTACGAGTCTGAGTGATGAGCTCATCGGGGCTCATGGCTTTGGTGTGAATATGGCTGGTAGCTTCCTCCTTTTCGAGCTTTTCGACTTCCTTACCGATAGCGTCGATTTCTTCCTTGTGCTCGTTGTAGAATTCGACACCGAACTTCTCGATCACCTTAGCGATCTTTTCCAAATCCTTGATATGCATAGCAATCTCCTTTCGTGTTTCACAAAAATAAGAGAAAAAGAAATAGCAAGACTCGAACTTGCATCCCCCACCGGATGTTAGGCGGGATCTTACCGATTAGACGATATTTCTTCTTCTCCATAATAGCGCGTGTTTATTTCGCGTGCTTCTCCTGTTTCTCCTGTTCGTTGATGGTCTCCTTCACGCCGACTCGCTTAGGCTCGCACCCAAGAAATACCACGAGCTGCTTCATGCAGACATTGCACAAGTCAAAAGGCTCGATTCCGGTCTTATTCGTGAATTCATTGTTATACGTAGTCCAACCGAATTTGATTGCGCCAGGATCATTGTTCTTGGGCTTGATCTCACACCCACAGCGATCACATACTTTGAGAATCATAATACTTACCTCCTTAAATTAAGACGATCCCATCCCGCTCGAGAGTATCACGAAATATCATACAAGGCTCGATGACCTTGGCGTTATGAGACGCGTAATACTCATCGAGGAGATGAGGTCGGTTATCAACCGCGTAGACCCGCTTGATGGAGGGGTTGATGCTGCACATGATCTCTGCAGCACCCTTGAGTCCCTTCACATCCATGTGCTTGGCCTGCATGATGTAGTATCGTAGAGCCCTGTAGTTGTCCTTAGCCTCGCCAAGACCATATAACACGACCTGTTTCATTCGTATTGCTCCTTTACATAATATTTATCGCTGAACCACAATCCTTCTCTTATTGATCTCCTCGAGAGACTTCTTGATGCTTTTCATCTGGTCATTGATCTGCTTGAGGAGTTCCGCATTGCGCAGATTGATCTTCTGCTGCTCGATCATCGATGCTGCAACGATTCCCATGTTGTGTGCGATGATGTTCAGGGAATATGAATTGCTCGATGCTGCCCAGACGTTGTTCAGGTCCGGATAGATGGGTTTCTTATCATTGTCCATTTTCGTTCGCCTCCTGAAGTTCTAAGTGATTTTCGGGTCGGATGATCATCTCGAAGCATCCGTAAACCAGACACATGTAGCACTGGTAACCTTCCTTGTAACCCACGTAGCAAAACACCTCGGTCATGCCACTGTAAGAAGAGTTCTCGACAAACCCAGCGTCCTTAGCCTTCTGCATAGCGATGTCGAAGTCGTCGAGGGTTGCTCCTCCACAGTTGAAGCTGTAGTAGTCATAGGGATCGTCACCCTCGTCCTCGTAAGCATACTTGAACTTCGTAGCATCCTCAAAAATATCATGGAGCTTCAGACCATCCGAGAGCGTAGCGGCGCTAGGACCCACCACAGCGGCAGGTGCAGCACAACCAGCAAGCATCACGATAGCGAGAAATGCGATAAGTAAGCGTTTCATAGTAGTTACCTCCGTATTTTTGAAATATAAAAGGAAGAGCCCACGATTTGTGAGCCCTTCCTTAGGGTTAGATCATCTAGATTCAATGATACGTTTTCTAACGTCAGTCAGTTCTTCCTCAGAAAGAACCCTAGCGATTCGTCTTCCAGCATACGCGAGGGCGTTATACTCACCAAGACTCTTTATCACACGGCGGTTCTTCTTCACGAATTCCTTGATCTTCATAATAATACCTCCAAAATGTAGTAGCGGATCTTCTCCATAATAGAGGATGCAGGATTCGCGAAATCAGATCACATCATGATCCACACCATACGTCAGATGACGCACAACCTGCTCGAGTTCAGACTGAAGCTCGAAAAGGCTCTTCGGGAAGTATTCCCCGTCAACGTAAGTCACACGACTGATCGTGACGACTCGCTCACGTTGACCCTTAATGACGGACACTGTAATAGCACTTTCCCTGAACGTCAGCATGACCTCCATACCAGCGTCCATACCCTCCGTCAAGCTGTGCAAGAAGCTGTAATTGTCCATTAGTGTTCCTCCTTTAATCCAAAACGTTGGTGAGGTCTTCAATGGTCTTATGAATAGTTTCGATGAGATCGTCGTTATGATCATCTTGTTCTATCCATTCAAATCGAGTGTCATAATTGTTTGAAACGATGACAAGGATTCGTTTGTAGGACCATTTAAGTTCGACAGTAATATTATCCGTTCCTTTTGTTATACCATTCATGATACACCAAAGGAGATTGGATACCATCTCAGACGAGTACATATCAATCCTCCTATCTAACATACATAGCTTCGTTGAAGTTCTTCTTCTGATTATAGGCCTTCTGAATGGCCATATCGATCCCTGAGCGCGTTCTGAGGTGGTAGTAATATAAATGGGTGTACGGCGTATTAGCCCTGTCTATGCGTCCTGCAGCCTGCGTCATGATCTTGTACGAGTAGTTCGGTGAGAAAAACACAATCGTATCTGTCGTGATGCAGTTCCAAGCCTCAGCGCCTGCCGTATACTGTACCAAATAGACCCAAGATTTGCCATTAGGTAACATCTCGTGCTTATGACCATTCCATTCAGCAACCTTCTGACCCTGGAAGCATTCTCTCAAAATATCAAGCTCATAGTCGAAGTTATAGAACACAATGAGTCGTGGATGATCCTCGAAGATCTCGAGTAGCTTGAGTTGTCTGCTATCGTCCGTATTCGAGATGCGGCGCCAAATATAACAGAGTTCGCCTGCTGACTCGATTGGTCTGTCTTCGTAAGGATTCCATCTGCGCTTGCTGACCTCTTTGTACAGCCCTTTGTTATACGTGCACCAAATATCAATGTGGTGCTGGACAGTCTCTCTTCGGAAGTCCATATCGACAAGCACACGACGTCTCATGGCGTTCAGTCTTCCCTCATCGAGGTACTGCTTGATCTTGGGATACTTACTCCTGTAATCGTACACGACATGTCGATTCACGAAATCGGTCTTATTCTTGAACCAACCGTTCGCGATAAACAACGTCATGTAGTCCATCATGGTATCGCCAGGAGTTCCTGTAAGCAATATCCATTCGTTAGGAGCAACGCCATCCTTGATTCGAGCGATCTTGAGGAATGCCTTAGCCCAAGCACCATAACCGACTAGTCTTTGCTCGTCGAAAATGAAAAACGCATTTTTCACCTCGGCGTATTTTTCGATATTGTTCCAGGAATCGACTACGACCTTATTGGAATATATATTATACTCCGGTTCAGTCGAGATACCAAAGTGCTGCATCTCCTGTTGCCATTCCTTTGAGTCTCGTTTGCGCGCTGTTGTGATAATGTAGAGATCTTTCGGCTCAAGCATCGCAGCGTAATCTCCACCCTCGAGGTATGAGCGCTTACCACCGTTACGAAGATAGTAGTACCCGAGGGACGTGAGAGACTTACCGCTTCCCACGCCCCCATTGAGTACACATCCCGTACGTAGCCGCTCAATAGCATCGAGCTGGTAATCGTACAGAGCAAACATTACTTTGAACCAAGCATTCCCACAAAGGCCGTAGTGATCATCGTCTTTACAACCTCCAAAGCTTCCTCACGAGTGAAGCCGTTCTGAACGAAGGTCTTCATCGTGATAGCAGAGATCTCAGCCAAGCTGCCGATACCGATCATGAGATTATCGAGATCGGTTCTCTTCTGCTTGTCTGCCTCGAGGTTCTTCTTGAGATCATTTAAGAAGTCTTCGTACGGGGATTTGTTTTCAGCCATTGTTGTTTTCCTCCTTGCCCTTTCGTAAGTATTCATGTTATTATATCCTATTCTCAACGTCAGGAGATTTGAACTTCATCTCATTGACCAACCGGATGCATACCTCCGAGTTGTTCGGACTGCTTTCTGCAAAGGCAAATACCAATGGTTGCATATCAGAGACGTCATAGCTCACACTGCTAGCGTATGCGTCATCGAGGATCTTCTTGATGAAGTCAACGCTGGGTTTGGTGTTAGGATAATACTCCTTGGCGAGATTCTTCTCGATCATTGTGCGTATCTGCTTTTCGTTACGTGCCATGTTGTTTTTCATAGTAATACCTCCTAAAATATAAAAGGAAGAGCCCACGATTTGTGAGCCCTTCCTTAGGGTTAGATCTTCTTGTTTTCGAGATCTCCTTTGAGTTTAGCATTCTCAGTAACAAGCTCGTCATGAGTCTTGAGCTGAGTTGTAAAGCTCTCGCAGTCTTCGTACCCTGCCTTGTAAGCAAAGTACGTCCAAATGCAGAAGCCAATACCAGCTCCGAACATACCGATTGTTTTGAGTGCCTTCTTCATAATAGTTACCTCCAAAATATAGTAGTGGATCTTCTCCATAATACAGTGTGTATTTTTTGCGTGGTGGACCTCCAGGGACTTGAACCCTGAACCGCCCGGTTATGAGCCGGATGCTCTGACCAATTGAGCTAGAGGTCCAGATCACTCTCTCAAGAATATCGGGTTTGTTAAAGTATTCAAAAGTGATAATGTGATTTGCTATTTCAAAGCTATTCGATTAAGTAAGGAGGATTTTCACTTCCTTTCTATAATGAGAGTAGCCGATATTCTTAAGAGAGGTCCGAGATCGTTCTGTCTGGTTGCTGAAATATATAAGACGGATGCTCGAGAAAAGAGCGAAGCATTCACTTCCTTTCTAAAATGAAATCTAACAGAACGGATCTCATCGGTAGGTTTGTAGGTACATGATGATTTTACTTTTGACGTGTTGAATATCATAGTTCCGGCTACGAGTTCAACTACTGCCAAGCTGTAGCGGTCAGGGCTGGCAGACCCGTCCCGCCATATAGAGAGCGGGAGGCCCTCAAATATCAATGAAGACCTCCCGCTTGGTGTGTCATCAGTCGAAGTGGCGATGGTTGTAGCGCTTCTGAGCGTCCAGCTCCTTCTTCAGCCGACGGATCTCCTGGGAAGCATCATTCCAGGTGACGTCAGGATTCAGCTCCATGTAGCGGACCACAGCGACACTGCCGCCGCCATTCTTGATGCAGTCCTCGACAGTCGGAGCTTCCTCGACGATCAGGTCGCCTGCCTCGATCATGTCCTCGACGGTCTCACGGCCATAGACATAGTCCAGGCAACGAGCGAAGTTGGAAGCAATGATGCGGTTGGTGAATTTGGATCTGTAGTAAGTCATGTTTTATTCCTCTTTTCGTTAGATTTGGTTTGTATGATCACACAAATATCAATGTGGTATCATCAGAAGGGCAGTTCATCATCGTCTTTCTCAGATTGACGGCGACGAGGTGCTTCGCGCTGCTCATACTTGATAGCGAAGCGATCCATCTCGATGGTGACGTACATAGCCTTCAGGTAGGCAGTAACGCCCGTATCGCCACGGACGCTCCAGTTGTAGGGCCGAATGACCAGGTCGACATTCTGGATCTCAGCCGTATCGAGCTGACCGATGTCAGTCTCATCCAGAGGTGTCTGTACACCGTTCGCGATCATGATAACCTTGGGAGGGATGCTCCCGAAAGCCACCTTGACCTGCATATAGTCCAGAGGCAGTTCATCCTCATTGCGAGGAGCCAGGACACGGACGTTCCAGCCCTCGTCTCTCATCTGCTGGGCCAGGTCAGGATCAGGGATAGCGACACAGAAGGTCCGCTTACCGCCAGCAGGATCGAACTTAGTGGGCAGGCCACGGAAGTTGGTGAACATGATGTGTGCGTTCTCGAATTCGAGATTGTGAGTAACTCTTTCCATTGTGAATCTCCTTATCTTTTATTAAAAATATCGTCGGGTTTCTCAATCCAAGGTTCATCTGCTTGGAACCATGGCGGCTCGTCGGTGTCATCACTGACAAACCAGCTGAAATCCCCATATTTGGATATGGTGTCGACAGCCCCATCAACCAACTTCTGGTAATAGCGCTTATCGACTTTATCTTCAAAGCCAAGTCGCTTGACCATGTCTGTCTCGAGCCATCTGAAGTCAGATGCACCACTAGCATTGGCGTACTTGCCAGGTCCGGCCTCTCTCATGAGACGCCCACCGCCAGCACCAGGGACGATAGGACAGAACAGTCCGACTTTGCCTATGAAAATATAATTGTGACCTTTCTCGATTTCGAGGTTAAGGTCATCGCGACGAGCCATCTGAACCTGAGTGGGTCCATCAGGCTGCTTGTTGATCTTCTGCGTGAGCTTCTCGAGCTCCTTCTCAGCTCCACTTACATCAGGTAAGTCCTCGTTCATGTCGAGATATAAAGCAGTAGAGGCAGATTTTGTTTCACACATATCTGCGAACTCGATTGGTTCCTTAGAGAAAAGCGTCTTGAAGACATACGGAACCTGGAATTGAGTTCCTGTAGCAGTCCATTGTCCGCCTTTCTTCTTGCAGTCAGCTACGACAGATCGATCAGACTCCACGTACTCTCGTCCATACAATTTCACGCATTCGTCGATAGTTGCATATTTAGCAACATAGACGGCATCATTAACCAGGCACATCCTTTCGTACGTAGCCTCATGCTCGAAGCTGTAGCCATAACGCTTACCGAATTCATTGACAAATGCGATGATCTCAGGTGTTGCGTTCGGGATTTTGATCGAGTCGTTCTTGATGTGAGCGACCGTGAAACCTCTTTCTTGAACAGCGTGTTTGAGATCCACCATGAAGAGTGCGCCACGTTTAGCGACAATATTGTCGATGTTACGAGGATCTCTGAACGGGTTCTCGTATCCAGCATACGTCTGACCATAGACTGCGTTAATAGCCGTCTTTAGACCGTTTGCTAGATCCTTCGAGGTGAGTTCACCGTTCTTAACTCGCTCAGCGTACTTCACGAGCTTACCGCCCAGAATATCTTTGATAGCATCCCAATCCTCGTGTTTGATGTCTACTCGACCCTCCACGATGTCTCTGAATCGAGTAGTATAGTAAACACCGAAGACTACCTCAGCGATTGCGCTATGAGGATGCATCGAGGAAATATCAAGAAGGGCTACGTTTTGGTGAATGCCTGGCTCAGCGTAGACATAACCACCCTCACTGACTTCTTCGCCACGGTATCTTGACTTACCGCTCTTGTACTCATAACCAGGGAAATATGGCAAATCGCTCTTAGCGTCACCATGCGGCTTAGCCATCATTTCGGGACAAGCCATCTTAAGAAATGCTCGTTCATGCTCGTTGACCTTACAAGGCTGAGACATATCACGCCAGTTAAAGAACTCCTGAGGAGCCTTATTACCCTCAAATATAATTTGAGCAGTCAATGTATTGGTCGAAGCGTTATCAGTCATGTCAGCAAGATCAGCTAGGATCTGTCGAGCAGTCCAGTCAGCAGAGAGGTAGTGGAACGCCGCTTCAGTTGCAATGACATCGTTATCGCAATATTCAGCGACCTTCTCCCATTTATCCTCTGGGACAGGCTGATCCCACGGAAGTCCAAGCTCCTGATGATGGGTTCCAGCCATGATAAGCTGGATCTGCTCGTCGTTGAATCCTTTCTTCCGCAGAGACTCCTCAGTCTGATTACCCATCTCGATCTCGAGCTTCTTAAGGGACTTCTTGTTGCCCGCAGAAGCGAAATCGTAAATATCAGTGTAGCTCAGGTTGTAAGCTTCACGGAAGAACAGATTCTGGTTCTGTCCTTTCTTGCTGTTGGTAATCTTACGGCTCAGGTCGTAGATTTCTTCATTGCTCCAACCGAGCATTCTGGCGTAGATAATATGGTTATCGTATCTACGATTGTTGAAGCCGATAAGACGTGCCTGGCAGAATTCAGAAATGTCATCCGGCGAAGGGTTGATCATCCGTACAATGTTCTTACCAATGCCAGCGTATTTCCAGTTCACGAGAAGCAGGTTAGGAAACACCTCGACGTCGAAGAATACAATGGGAATATCTTCTTGATCAGGTGGTAAGTCCCTCTCTTCAATATCAGGAGATTTGAACTTCATCTCATTGACCAGTCTGATGCATATCTTTGAGCTGTTCGTACTGCTTGCTGCAAAGGCAAATATCAATGGCTGCATGTCAGAGACGTCATAACTAACACCACTAGCATATGCATCATCAAGGATTTTCTTGATGAAGTCTACGCTAGGCTTGGTATTAGGATGGTACTCCTTAGCGAGGTTCTTCTCAATCATCGTGCGTATCTGCTTTTCGTTACGTACAATGTCAAAGTCTATCACTTTGCTATCCTCCTTTATTGGCAACCCACTTGAAATATGAGCGATTGGTAACGAGTTACACCTTGAGAGCTTCCGTCGTAAGGACATCTTACCACTGAAAACCTTGATCTCGATGTGGTTATCATAAATCGCTGACAGCTTCATTGGATCGCCATCGTAAATATAGTGTAAATGAATTCCCTGTCCTGATTTACTCAGTTCAGCATATGTCGGAGGGAACTTACTGGCTGCGGCAAGATTTTTCTCGAAGCACTTGTTACCGTTCTCATCAGGAATATCGAAGTCGATAACGATGTGATGGATGTCACTGACCAACACATAGTGAAGTCTACGAGTGTTCAGAGCTTCGAGTGTCGTCTTTACATCGTCCCAGTTTTTCAGTGGAGTTCCTTCCGGGTTAGCATACTGAGCAGGATCGTTCTTGAGAATATCATCCAGCAGGGATTTCGTTTCAGTGAAATCTATGATAGGAGTAGGAATTGACTTATCCTCTCTAGAAGACTTGAAACGATCTTTATTAAGCCCGATCAGATCACCGTTGAGTCCATTGCTGGTATACGTATCGAAGTAAGTGATAGCTTCCTCCACGAATCCTCGTTTGGTCATCGGATAAGGTACTTTTGCATTCTCACAGTATTCGCGATACATTCTCCATAATTGATCTACAGAAATATCACCACCGGTTTTGTTGATAGTAATCGACGCTTCTACCATGAAGTTGTAGAAGTCATTCGATGCTCGCATCATGTCGGTAGGAACGTATCGTGAATAGTATTTTGGATTCTGCAAATATACCTCTTTACAATGCCATGCGATTGGTCCAAGTTCAAACGGAATCTGAGCCATACACAAATCGTATTCATCAGGAGGAAGCTTGTTACCACTTGGTCTTACATCGATGAGTCGACGAATCAGACCAGACTTCGAGTCTGTGATTTTAACAGGCTTGTTGGTGCCCATGAACAGGAATGAGATGAATCTACTATTGTAAGCAGACTTGAACTTCTCATTCACTGTCATGAGTTCGTGCGACACTAAACTATTTAGCTTAGTGTTATCCTCAATCCTCGACAAATCACCATCGTGTTGGATTGCCACCAAGGGATTGGTCTTGAAAGCTTCCAGTGCAAAGGCATTATTCGAGGAGCCAAGGGATTTGGCATCGAATGTCGAATAGTAACCTTTGAACAGCATCTCGATGATGTTAAGGACTGTAGACTTACCAGTACCTGCAGAGCCATACAGAACAATAAACTTTTGAATGGTCTTGGAGTCACCTGTTACGATGGCTCCAATAGCCCATTCAAGCTTATGACGTTCCTCAGGATCATACAGTGTAGATATCAATTTCTCATAGGATGGAAAAGAACCCTTCTCGAGTGGATAGTCCAGCCGTTTGCTTGAGAAATCATCTTTATTTACCGTTGTATTGGAAAATATCAATTTCTCATCTAGAGGCGTAAAGCTATCACGCATCTGGCGCTGACAGTATTTATGCCATGAATCAATCGTGGTATAAGAGGAATCCCACATATGAGCGATAACAACCTCATCCGTAGTCTTCTCTCTAAGTTCTTCAGCGAAAATATCCATAGCATGGTCAACAAGCTCGATGACTCTATTCTCGTCAGTAGACCATGTGTTGCGTTCTGCATCCCAAACAGCGTAAAAGTCACTTCCTCGAATCATGAGGTCGGAACTTTTCTTGACGATAAATTTCGGATAGACCTCTATAACGCCACGCTTAACACCCCTAGTGGCGATCATAAAAAAGTCGAGCATCCGGTTTATCCTCCCTGTCTGATCTCCTCTTTGAGTCTCTTGTTCTCACGGTAAAGTCTCCAGACGAAATATCCAAGGACAATCGTGGATGCCAATCCGTGAATGCGGATGTCGATCTCGTGTCTATACATTGTTAACGCCTCCTTATGGTGTAATATTTTGGTTGATCCATCGCATCATCTGGTACCAAATATCTTCCTTTCGCATGTCGGTATTCTCATCCACATTGACAGTGAAGAGTCCGCCATCGCCGTTTCGAGAATATCTATGGTATAGCATGGCTAAAACGATAGAGTCGACTACCTCTTCTGAATAACGACGGTCGTCATAGTATGGAAGATGCATCGAGTTCATCATAACCCAGAACCATTCAGCACAACGATTGCCATAAGCATTATCGCCGAGAATATGTTCTTCCATTCTGAGCGCCAATGCTACCATAACCTCAAGGACGGAGGGATCTCTCATGTCCAGATAATGCGCGATGATCTCTTGAGAATATCCTTCTTCACGACCAAAGCGATACCGCAGGTCGACTGCATCATCTAAACGAGAGACATCCATGGGATTTGTCCAGAAGAACGATAACTCGAATAGACGATGCAGTAAACGGGAGTAAATTGCGAGAGGAAATACTTCAGGATCATGAATCTTCTGAAGCAACCAATCGAAATACACCTGTTCCATGGTTGTCTTGTTCATGGGTTACAGCTCCTTATCGAGATGAGGACGCTCAGCCAGAAGTTCCTCGTAAGTACCATCGTACTTGAAGACCTCGTAATCGACTTTCAGACGGTGGTTTCGTACATAGATGGTGCTCAGCCCAGTCTTATCGAACTGAGCGATAGCATCCCAGCCAATCGTGGTTGCTACATCGAGGAGCTCCATCTCAGCGTCTGTAGCGAGACGGTCGTCCTTAAACCACAACAGCTCGATGCCGTCGTACTTTTCACCGTTGTCCTGCTCCTCGGTGTAGTCTTGAGCACAAATCAGCTCAGGTTGTGCGGCTGCTCGCTCTTCAAGAGTCATATCAGGAGTCACCACCTCTCCTTCAGGATGATACTGAGCCGTGATCTTTTCGTACTCCTTCTTGGCTTCGACACGCTTGTTGACGTAGTCCTTGAACTCGTCCTCAGACATGTCGACAGTCTCTTCGACCTTAGGAAGGCCCTTCTTCGGGACCTTCACGTACTTCTTCTCGTACGCCTTTCGGATGGACTCCGTCTCAGTTTCGAGCTGGTCTTCGTACTTCTTCTTGTGAGCACCCCAGCCCACGATAGCGCCGATAACAGCGCCGCCAACGAACGTGACGATAGGTAATAATTTGTTCATATTTAGTCCTCCTCAGAAAGTTTCAGGAATCTTATCAAGAATATAACCATCGATGTTGAAGTCAAGGACCACACCATCGGCCTGACCAAGCCAGAAGTTCTTACTAGACTCCTTCGTGAAGTCTCTCATGCCAAAGTCAACGACATTGTTAGCATCGTCCGTACCAGGCTTATACATCCAGCCGTACATCTGACCCTCAGGCGTCTCGTCGAAGCCAAGGGTTCTGTAGACATCATTCAGGAACACGACTCCTCGAGCAACCAATCGGTCGTTCATATACCGTTCCTGAGCCTCGAGGAACATCTTATCGAAGACCGGATTACCCGTCCAGTTCTCGTTGCCCTCACAGAAGATTCGAGCGTACGGACCATAGTCTCCGTTCTTAGGAGTCTCCTTCACGACGTTGATCTTCTTACTTTCACCGTTTTCGTCAGTGACAGTGACAGAGTTGGTTCCAAAGCGGAACTCCTCGTCAGCATCCTTGCCATACTTCGCAATGACACGCTCACGATACTTCTTGAACTCCTTGGTGACACCAGCCAGAGTAGAAGCCAGAGCGGCATTACGAGCCTTGAGGATGTTGTTGGAGCGCACGAAGCAACCCACGGACACGATAGCCAGAGCGATCGAAGGACCGTAAGTCACGATCATCTTCAACGCGGTCTTCTTGTAGCAGAGCTTGAGATCTGCGACTGCGTCTTCCTCGGTGTAGTTGTACTGCTCGGGATCAGCCTTGCAGGTCTCGATCTTGTCGAGATACTCCTTGTGCTCGTTCAGAATATCAACCGCCTTGATGGATGCCTTGCCGACACCGATCAGAGAGGCACCCAGAGTCACGATACCAACGCCCAAGAAAATATCAGGGGCGCTACGACGAAGCTTAAGCTGAGTCTTACCAGCGAATAAGCTGATTGCGTTTTTGATGCTCATAATTATTCTCCTTTTGTATCATAGTCAGGAAGATCGTTGAAATCGTCCATGTAGTTTTCCTCGAAGTGAATGATCGCGCATAAGTTCCAGACTGCAGCTGCGAGATGGTCTTCGTCTGTCCATCCCATCTGGAATTTGTTGATGTGACGAAGTGCGGAGTCAAGGCATCTCGAATATGGCATGCCTTTCTCCCAATTCCGAGGCGCGTACTTAGCAGCTCCTGCTTCGTACCAGCGCGCTAAACGTCTGATCGCGAAGGGCGAAATCAGATCGTATCGTCCTTTTCCGACGGAGGGTTCTCGGACTGCCGCATTTTCTCCATAAGAAGTGCGAGCTCCACCATCTGCCATAGGGGTGAGTTGTCTCCCTTCATTCTGAGACCCCGTGTGTTTGTCCATAAGAGTTCTTCCTCTCTTTTCTTAATAGAATAATAGAGACGTTCTCGGGTGCTTGCGCAATTACATCCGAGAGGTTTGTCTGTAAGACCTATTGGACCCTTTGGATTAAGGACGTCCATACCAGGTCCAAGGTCTACTGGACCCTTCGGTTTGAAAATATCCATATCAGTCCAAGGGCATCGGACGAGGCATACGGATGATCCAGCCGCCACCAACCTGAGCGACCTTAGCATCGCCAATGCTTCGCCAGCAGAACTTCTCGACCTGAGCATTGTTCGTGGTCACACCAGCAGCCTCATAGAAGGCGCCCACAGTCGCGAAACCGTATGCATCGATATTTTCGTCGAGTGCCATCAGGACTGCCTCCGCATCACCACGAGTCTCGAATGCGATACGGTCGTAATCGAACCCAACCGTAGAGCCTGCGGGAATATAATGCTGACGAGCCTGAGGCTTCGAGAAGCCGGAATAGTTGATCCGAGTGCCTCCCGCATAACCACCCCAACCACTAGGCCGAGAAGGACCATCACCATTAGGATAGAGGACTCGATTGAATGCCTCCCAGAGACCACTCTTGATCATGGGAACGATCACATCGCCTACGAGCGTCGTCTTCAGATCAGAACCAGCAGAAGGGAAGACCATTTCGAGGATCTTACGGCCTTCACTCTTCTTCTTAATCGAGACCTTGCCAGTAACGACCTTATCGAGATGCTTCTTCTCCTCTACCTTAGCGGCAGGTTTTTTCTTGGTATAGTTATTCATAGTTGATCTCCTTTTCAGAAAGTCAAAAGGAAAGAGCCCTTGTTTAAGGGGCTCTCGCCTTTAGATGTTTCTATCTTTGTCGGATAGAATGATGAATCAGGTTTCGTCAGAGTCTTCCGCATCGTCCTCCTCGATGACTTCGAGTTCCTCTTCCTCATCAGGCTCGTCGATCTTATCCTTGATCTTGTGCCAGAGCTTGGACTTCTTGAACTTCTTCTTGATGAGCTTGCCGACGACAATAGTGCCGACAGCAATCCCACCACCAAGAAGCATAGCAGCTCCAGTGCTCATGCCACTTTCCTCAGGGATGTAATCTTCTTCTTCCTGAACGGGTACGAGGTCGATCGTAGTCTCCTCAGCAGGAGTTTCGATGGTTTCGACTTCCATGATGTTATCCATGTTTTCGTTCATAATAGTTACCTCCAAAATATAGTGTGGATCTCTCCGTAATAGAATATGTATTTTTCGCGTGACCTATTATTTAATAGGACGTCCCGACCAACCAGCCTTTAGCCAAAATATGACGGCATCTCCTTGAAGCTCAAAACGACACACGGCTTATCGTCATCGGTAAGTCCTGCAACGAACTTAGGTTCAACAGGACCACGTTCGACTCTCCAACCAACGGCGTTACCAAGAGGAATACCATCGAGTCCGATCGTGTAATACACCTCATTCAGACTGATCCAATCCTCACTGAAGAGCTGGTAGTTAATGTCTACGAGCAACCGTCTGATCTCATGCGGATCACCATAGAAGGTCCGACCGCTACACTGATCGATCATCAGCTCATCACCAGTACCACTCGAGACGATGTGCTCAGTATTCTTCGTAGAGATCTTCTTTGCCTTATCTTTCGAGACAGCTTCCTGGATCTCGTCGTCCTTATCCTTTCCGACCATCTCGATGACCTTGTTGTGGTAGTCACGAGAGGAAGACTCGAGCAGGGAATATGCAGCCATGAGTGCTGCGTGCTGACGGGACTGTTGTACAGTACCCACGATGATGCAAGTGGCAGAGACGCCAGTGAAAATAGCGGTACGAATATAGCACTTCCAGCTGGCCTTCACGATCTCAGTCTTGGTAAGCTCCTCGCCCTTCTCTTTCTTGGCGTTCTCGATACACTCGATGGCCTTGGGTGTATCCTCGACGGCGGTGACAACAGCAGTGATCATACCGGCGATACCTGCGCCAATAAGGATCTTCGAGCTGTTCGTCTTTAACAGACGTGCTGCGGATTTGATGATGGGATTCATATGTGTTCTCCTTTCAGTTGACAGAAAGAAAAGAGTCCCAATTAAGGGACTCTCGTCTTATCATTTAAGTTTGTCATTGATCTTCTCATCGATCATCTTTTCCATCTGCTTCTCATTAGCAGTGTTCGTCATCAGAGTCGCAATGGCTCCGATAACAAGACCGCCAACAGCAAGCAGCTTTGTGAATACCTGATCTTTCATATGATCACCTCCATAATAGAACCTGTATTTCTCGCGTAAGAAAGAAAAGAGTCTACGAAATGTAAGCTCTTTTCAGAGTAGTTAGATCTCAATCTTAGTCTTTTCGATGTAGTCCTTATGACTGTTCCAACCATACGCAGTGCATGCTCCGCCAGTAATGCCAGCAGCAATAATAGCGATGATGTACCATACAGTAGTCCGTTTCATAATAGTTACCTCCAAAATATAGTAGTGGATCTCTCCATAATAGGATATGAAAATTTCGCGTGTCAGAATGGAAGGAAATCTGTGGAGGGTTCGGTATCAAACTTGATCATGTAGCACTCGAGTCCATCGTCGAGGATGACCTTCTCGTGTCTAATCTCGATCCAGGGAGTGGAGTCGTCCCAACCGAGCATATCGCTGATAGGCGTAGGTTCGAGACCTAGAAGGTTGAAGAAGTCTGTAAGACTTGCACAGCATTCTCGTGTGAGTAAGTGATTGAGATCGTTCTCAGCCTTCAGAACCTGATAGGCAGTTCTGTTGAACATATTGTCATAGTGATCGATGTAGTAGAGAAGATTCTCTGCTCCAAGATCTTCGTCCGTAGAATTTCTGGAGATCGTAGCCATAACCTTAGCGTCTGTATCAGCTTCAACATGTCTGCGATACTCGTTGAATTTCTCGTTAAGAACAGTATATGCAGATGCTAGTGCTGCGATCTGCTGTCTGGTAATTGTTACATATGCCACCATCGAGGTAACTGTCAGACCCGCAAATATCAATGTGGGCGCAGTGAGTCGTACGATAGCTTTGGCTTCCTCGAGCTTTGTGGGCTGCTGTCCACGATAGTCCTGATAGGCAATACGAGCTTCTTCGAGCTGCATATGTGCTTTCGGGAATGTTGTCCATGCAGATTTGAGCGTCAGTGCAAAACCTAGTACAGACGTACCTGCCAGAATATAAGGCAGCTTGGGTTTGAGCGAACGTATCAAGGTGTTTACTGTCATAGTAATCTCCTTTCTAAAAAAAAAAGAAAAGAGCCTGCCGAAGCAGACCCTTTTCAGGTCGGATCACTTGTGAATGATTTTCGTCATGTTACTCATGAGATTCTTCAGCCAAGGACTGGAGACGACGTTCTCGAGCTCAAACTTGAGCCCTCGACGCTGCCAGATGTCGTACACGAGCCATCCACCAATAGTGGTACCGATCGCAGTTGCAGTGTTGACAACTCGGTTGATAGTCCGATCACGTCGATCATTCGAGATCTTCTCGTCTTCCTGACGGATCTTAGCTTCTTCCTGTCTCAACTTGTGCAGCTTGATCAGATCCTCCATGGTCTGGTCATAGTCGTCACCTGAACAGCTCTCAAGACTCAGGATATGAGACTCGATCTGTTCGTCCAACAGTTCCGGAATTTTACTCATAGTAAATTCTCCTTTCATTTAGTATCCATAATAGACCATGTTATTTTTGCGGTCTATCGTTCTTGACTCGTCGCACTAAGAACAGCTTGAATTGACCGTCCTTAAAAGTTTTGAAGTCCTCGTTCAGTGTTGTGTATATGGACGGGTTATCAGGGGCGTCGTCAACATAGAGAACCCCATCGATCTGGTGCTCACGGATGCTATGGAGTACCGCGAATATCCCTGCTGCACAGCCACCAAATATAGCGATGATGACCAGGATTACCACGAACGTTATGTGTAACATATTTGCCTCCTAATGAATAATATAGAGCATAATGCCTGCTAGAAATATAATGAGCCAGAGCGGCCATAACTCGATGACGAGTCGTACGAGTAGAAAAGCGCTACAGACGAACATAAGGCATAAGAAACATAGTAGGAGTAACAACCCCACTCATATCACCTCCGTGAATATGTAGACAGCGATCAGGACAAGATCAGGAATCCAGATGAGTGCTGAGAGGAGCGCGAATGTACTACTCTCGATACCACCTCTTGCCCAAGCATACGCGAGAAGTAAAAATAAGACGATAGGAATAAAGAAACACATAAATTTACCTCCTAAAAAAGAAAAGAGCCTACGAAATGTAAGCTCCTAACTTTGAGTTCATCTAAAATACATTTTCAGGAAATTATACATGTCCTGAACGTCCTTGTCACTCAAATCAGTAACAAGCCAATGATTACCAGTCAGGAACGAGGATCTGTTTTGATCCTTGTATACCAGCTGGAACACCGGCTTCTTACCCATTGCGTGTTCAATTCTCAGTTCTACGTCTTTCATAATAATACCTCCAAATATATAGTGGATCTTCTCCATAATAGAGGATGTAGAATTCGCGTGAAAGAAAAGAGCCTACGAAATGTAGACTCTAATCTTGTTAATGTTTCTTGTTAGATCTTCTTTTGATTAGGAATCTAATCAGTAGTACGATAAATACCACGCAGACGATCACATCACCGAAGATGATGACAAACAGTGTTCCACCTACCATAACGGCAAATATAACCACTGCAATCAATGCAACGGCGAGTAACAGTAATAGCGAGATGAGTATCATAATAATTACCTCCTAAATATAGTTCTCCATAATAGGACAAGAAATTCTCGCGTGAAAAAAGAAAAGCCCTTGCGAGCCTTTCTTTACAATTACTTAGCGAATGCAGCAAGTTCTTTGTTTGCATAATATTTCACGTAATCGCTAATCATCCGTATATTCCAACCAAGATATGCTTGATGGGGTCTACGTAACATAGTGATAATATAGTTCATATTATTGCAGACAAAGATTAGTAATAATGTCGCAATAAGCATAATAGCAATCTCAAGAATTTCTTTTCTTTTCATGGTTATATACCTCCATAAAATAAGAGGTATTTCTCGCGCTCAAAAATAATAGAAAAGGAAGAGTCCGTGTGGACTCCGCCTTTGGTTAGATGTCAAGTACATCCATACTAGCAAAGTTGTTGTAAGCTTTGACAAGTTCTTTAGTGCTGTAGTGAAGGTCGCAACCGTAGTATGCGGTATGAGACAGCACCATGCCATCAACGTCGTAAATCTCGTCGATCTTCTCATACCAAATGGCCCAACGACCCTGATCAGCTTCGTACTCCGCTTTCTCAATACGATAAGCGTAGTCTTCGCCAATAAGGATCTGTCCGGCCATCTGGTTGATCTGATCAGCGACATAATCGTCGTTGACACCATGTGCAACACAGATACCGATAACAGCGATAGCAATACCCATAATAGCAATAACAGTCTTTTTCATAATAGTTACCTCCAAAATATAGTAGTGTTGTAGTTGTTTCTCTCCATAATATACGTTGCAAATTTCGCGCTCGATAAAAAGAAAAGAGCCTGCGAAATGCAAGCTCTAATCTGAGTCAGACTAAACTAGTCGGTTTAATTCTGCTCCATACTTCCTTCTCACGTTCGGACATGGGTTCGAGACCGTAGTGTTCACGCTTTCTCATATAATAGTCCTTGATACCTTTAATAGCATGCAAGATGTAAAGCTGAAAGGTCGGATCGTCCCAATTTCCATCAGGGAAACGTCTTTCCTGTGTAAAACCTTCCATCTTGTCGACTGCTCTCTTAAGCTCCTCAGCTAATGAGTGCATGTCAGCCACGATAGCCTTCAGTTCCATGAATTCCTTTTCGCAGTTGTAGTATTTCATAGTAATACCTCCTAAATATAGTTCTCCATAATAGACAATGTAAATATCGCGTATTTTCATTTTGTTTTTCAGAAAATCTCACCCGGGGAATTTTTGGATTTGAAAAAAGAAAAGACTTTGAAAATATCAATGAGAGGGCACCAGCCGTGTAAGCCAATACCCTCTCGTGGAGACGTTAACCTACGTCCGTTTTCTTGTACGAACTCGTACTAATGCCCAGGATCACGCCCAAAAATGTGTCAACTGCAGTGATGGTACCCACGATCTGCTCGCCATAGGGGAAGCCCCAAATGCTGGCTAAAGCAAAATATAAAGTACCCAGAGCAGGTAACAGCAGTGTCGCGATCCACTTGAGAATATCATACGTTGTGTTCGACAGCTTCATGACCTAACGCCTCCTTTGCTAAGATATGTGTACTAAACATAGGTAGCGCAGCAATAGAATCCATCATATGTTTTCCAGTGCCATTACCACCCAATTTACTGTACGGTACATATAGATAGTCGTAAAGGTCTTCGTATTCAGACTGCAGAACATATCCACGAGCCAGATACTCCATACCTAAACTGATAATTCGGTCGTGTGCAAGACCTTTTAACATCTCGGATTTAACGTCTTTCTGGTCAGCTTTTCGCTGAAGAAATGCCCAAAAACCAGAAGATGCTAATACCGCACCAACAATCGTGATGATAGATTGTAGCCAGGGTGGCATGTGCGATTCCTCCTTATGCTAGTAGTCGATCCAGCTCTTGAGGAACAAACATGATATCGTCGGCAACCTGAAAAATCTCTTGTCCATAATTGGCTATGAAGTTGCAAATCCACTCCTCGGCTTCTGACCAAAGTTCTGGTCTGACCGCTTCACGGATTTCGCTGATCAATCCATAACTGAACAGAACACAGTGACCCAATTCGTGAAGAAACACGACCTCTTGTGTTTGTAGATCGAGTGATCGAGAGAGATATACCGTTTGCGATATAGGATCAGTCGTCGCTAAACGAGTCGGTAAGTATTCTGTTTCCAGGACTTACGAACTTGATTCTCCAGAGGACGCCATTCATCATGAAGCAATTTCTAGCATTCATATCAGTTCATGCTGTTCATCAGAGCGTTGATGTCAGACTTCATGCGTTCCTTCATCTCAGGTTCGGCATGACGCCAAATATCTTTAATGGAGGAGATGGCTTCGAGCATGTGCTTGGTAGCATGCATCTCCATCTCGTCCTTATCCTTCTGTTCATGCGTAGCCGTGTAGTGCCGTCTGGCGTCGATATACTCATCATATGCAGTGCGAGGGGTCCGGTGCTTATCCCATTTGCCCTCTTCCTGCATGTAGATGTCGTTGTTACTCCAGTCAGGCTCGTAGTAGCGCTTACCACCACGATTCATACCGGCTTTGATCATGGCCTTGGGAGTTCTTGCAGGGTTGTAATACCTGCGCTGGTCGTACGTCTCGGTGTCATCTTCGTCTACCAGGAGCTTATAGTAGCAGGACTTCCAGCAATATGCCTCAGCCTGATACAAATCCTTGATGATATCGATGACCTCGCCCATTTCCTTGGTGTCGATCGCTTCCTTACCCTTACCGAGCTCCTCTTTGGTCCACTCGATGAAGCGATCCTTCATGTCACGGATTGCGTTCAGATGATCCATGTGATTACTCATATTAGACACCTCCAATTAAGACAAGCGTCTAACAGAGAACTTCATGTTAGCGCTGATAGTGACAGGTTCCGTACCAGAGTTGACCACGGTCACTCGATCGAAGTCACCACAGGTGTTCTGAACGAAAGTAGACGTCGCGACATTGCTGAAAGCGTTGGCGGTGGCGGGCGTGGAGACCATTACCGTCTCCGGCAGAGCAATCCCTCCCAGTGCGATGGCTAACTGGACCGGGGTCGCAGCAGTGGAACCAGTGATGTTGCCAGAGAACGAAACCTCGTAGATGCCGTTAGCACGCAGCTTGATGGAGGGGGTATTTCGTCTGTAGCATTCGCCACAGCCAGTGTGGAGAACGACGGTGTTGAAGGCAACAGACTGGCCAGGCTGGACAACCTGAGCGACAGAGTTAGTCAGTTCAATCATTGAAAATACCTTCCTTCTGTGTAGTGTTGAACTCCATTTTGAATTATTCGGCGTAAACCACAGAGGCCATTTCGGCGATGCAATCGTCCACGAAGTCAGCTCGATCGGTAATGGCGGTGATCTGTGCCTTCAAAGTTTTATTTTCAGACCGAAGCTTCTCATTTTCTTCGGTGAGTTCGGTTATGGTACGACGTCTCGGAATCTCATCGCCTGGAAGATAAATCTTACCAGTGTCGATAGACTTGTAAGCACGCCTAGTACCGTATTCCACCTCGACGTAACCGTCAATAGGAGGAAGTGTTACGTTATGAATCGCCAGTGCGACCTCTTTTTATGTGATACCTCAAAGGAGAGAGAGGGCCTCGGCGATGTCGTCAAGACCCTCTCTGTTCATGTCAGATTAGCCGTAATTACAGCAATTGCTGTTGGACCCGCAGCAGCCACCATACTGACTGGCGGCCCAGGGGTTCTGGACCTGGTAAGACGGAACGGGGCAGGGTCTCAGAGTATTGATGAGGTACTGGTTCTGGTTGGCCTGAGACTGTGCCAGGTTCAGGGAGTTGATCAGGGCAGCCTGCTCCTGAATCTTGGCGTCCTTAGCTTGCATCTGAATCGCAACCTGCTCGTCATGCAGCTGTCGATAGTTAAATCGCCGTATCGATGAGTCCATTTTGATTCCACTGCTTCGCGATGATGTACGAGTTATCACTCGAGAGAAACAGACTCACCCTGCCGTCCATAGGGATTTCGCTGGGTGTAATGTCTGCTGGATTGTTTACCACACGACAGGGAACCGTGCGCGGCTGAGGAATCAGTGGCGCGTTGTAGAACTGAGGCTGAGGAGGCGGAGTAGGATTGGGCTGTGGGTTGGTCCACTGCTGCTGTTGCGGATTAGCCCAAGCAGGCGGATTGTATCCCGGATTCTGTTGCCGGGGATCATACGGATAAGCCATAACTATAGTCTCCTTTCAATTTTATCGCATTTCGTACTTATGCTGCGGGAAGGTCAGCAGTGCCGCCGAATTCGGAGGGCACCAGCTCGGGCAGACCGGAGTCGATCAGGACCTCGGCGACACCCTTCTTCAGAGCCTTAGGCACCTTGTCGAAGGTAGTCTTACCCAGGATCACGCGCTGAGCAAAGAACATAGCCATCATCATATCACCTCCCTTCTTTAGTTTTAGCAGCAGGTATATGACAAAGTCCAAAGGGGACTCAGTCAACTTAATAGGTGACTTGTTATCGTCACTGTTACAGATTCGTTTCACTACAAGTCAACTCCTTTACGTGGTAGTCTCTTCGGTATTATAGACGACTCCTGCCATCTCAGCGATACAGTCTTCGATGAAGTCAGAGCGTTCCGTCTGAGCCTGGAGCTGAGCTTTGAGGAGAACAATATCATCAATGTCTTTAGTTTTTATTGATTCGCTTATTAGTTCATAATTCATATGTAACTGTTGTGCTATTTTTTCTATATTATCAGAATCAGAAATGATCGTATTTTCACAAGTATCATTATACAATCGATATACGCTCATTACGTAATACCTCCTCGTTATATTTTATTATCGATATAAAATATAAAAACTACGACACCATGACAGCCATCACAATCGCTAGAATCTCCATAACTATTTCCTCCACCACCGTATTCTATGTATGTTAACGATGGCGAGTCGCTACCATAAAGCCCTAATATACCGAGACCTCTTCCTCCTGATCCATAACCAGCATAGGATGTTACAGATCCAATTTCATCGTGTGGTCTTTGTGGTTTTATACCATCAAGTGTGAACATGTTTCCGCCTCCACCACCAGTGGGAGCATATGAACTATCATAGTTATGATTTTTTCCATATATATAGCCATTACAACCTGAAGACATATATCCGCCACCGCCGCCTCCAGAAGAACCAACAGTGCCATTCTTACCATAAGCGCCTGCCCCACCTTTACAACGGAAACCGGCACCGCCTCCACCACCACCACCGGAATAATATCCAGACGATGAACTTCCTCCTTGACCACCAATAGAATTATATGCATTTATATCAGTGATATAATATCTATACATATTTAAGAAAATTCTAGATATAGATATATCATTGGTATTACCTATATTCATATCTTCGCCGTTTTCAGCTTTCACTCCACCACCGAGCATTCCATTTCCGCCCTTACCGCCTAAAATTCCTGATCCTCCTGTTCCGACAGTGCCAGAATACATTCCACCACCGCCACCGCCACCATAGCGACCTACTCCACCAGAACCAGCGTATCCGCCTTCACCGGCGCCGCCGCCTCCACCGCCGCCACCAGTATACCCGATTCCTCCGTTACCGCCATATTCACTGCCAGTAGTTCCGCCTCCTCCACCACCAGATCCTCCAGACCCTCCATCACCACCACTAGATGAAGTGGCTGGCTGTCCACCGTTTCCGCCTTTTGCTAGAATGAGTTCAGTGTTAGAAGAAGGTATAATTACTGAAGTATTTCCACCGGGACTTCCGTTAGCATTATTTTTGTATGAGCCACCTGCACCAATTACTATAGTTAACTCTCTATTCGTGAAAAGCTCTGGAAAAACGTCTTTCTTTACACGGGTAATTACAGTGTATCCACCGCCACCACCGCCGCCTTGACTAGAATTAGAATAAGTATATCCAGCACCACCACCACCACCGATAGCAACTATATCAAAAAAGTCCGTAGATAGATTTCTAGGTATTTTTATAGACGAACTAGTTTCAACAACTAATAACATAGCGCCATTAACAGCACTATATGCCGTTTTCATTTTAGTTTGTTTATCTAACAAATAATTAAACGCGTCATCACCAACAGCGGTACTAGGAAGACCCATAGCGGTTTTAGTGTCGATCTTAAGAATACTCCGCTCCAATGTCGTAATCTGGTTCTGCAGATTCAGAGCAACATCGCCATCAAGGGTTCCACGAACCGTATCAAACCACTTCTGGAAATAATCTTCCCATTGATTAAACAGATCTGAAATATCAGTCGTCTGTAAAATCGCAGTAACATAGGGAGTCTCGGTCTTGCCGACGACGATCTCAATCATGCTGTTGGTAATTGCAGTAATTTTTCTCGTTACGGTCACATAAGCCAGCGCATGCTGATGGATCGTAGCAGTATTTGTCAGTGTAGGTTTAGCGGGCGTAGAGGCAGGGGTGCCCTTAACAACCTTAATGGTATTCGCCCGAGTCGCTACCTCGGAGTTAACCTCAAGCACGACAGCGTCAATGCGGGTCAGAAGCACGTCAGCCGCATCAATACTGAGCGGATACTCAGCATCATTCAGCGTCCAGGTACTATCAAACCACGCTCGACCACTCTTCACAATAACCTGCATACCTGTACCTGCTACAGTATGGAACTGGTTACCCACACTCATGAAGACACCATCATTGATGATGCCATCGAAAATAGCAGACATCTGCTGGGCATTGTAAAGCCTATCGTGATTCAAGGAGTCATAAAAGCCGTACGTAACAGCCATGTTAGTTCTCCTCCATTGCTATAAAAGTCGGGGTCATAGTGTAGCCATTCGTATCCCAGCTACGCATGACCTCGCTGACTCGAACTTTTCTACTAAAGCCGAGTGCATCTTCTACTTGGACAATGTCGCCAAGCTCGAAATGCTCACCATGGACAAACTGTTTGGTGGCATCTATTTCAGCCTCGAAAGCCTCATCGATCGAAGTCTCTGCAAGAGCTTCCAAGCCTTTCTGGTTTAGTATCGCGTTGATCTGGCTGATCTGACTACTACTTAACTCACCGTTATCGTCTACTTTAGTCACATCACTGTCAACTGAGGCAGTCGTATACGTCTCACGACGACTCAGACCACTCACAGAGCCTCGCTCAGCGACACCCATGAACTGAGGATAGCCATCGACCTCGGGGCCTTCCACGCGAGCAACTGTCTTGTAGTTTTCAAGCGTGTAGGTGTACTTCGAGCCGATGAGGTTGTCGTAAGCTTGACTAAAGACCACGTAAGGTCGCTCTGTCTGATCGTACGAGTGATTCACACCAGCGTACAGCTCAAACTGGAAACCGCCAGCACCACTGGGATATACTCGCCAGCCAATGTCTTTCTCAGTGCAGAGTTCCACGATAGCCTCGTAGAGTCCCTCGCCAAGGTATTCGGTATCGAGTGTCATTGCAGTGATCTTGCCGTCAGTGCTTGGCTTGAATGTAAAGCCAGGAATCGCTCGAGCACTCACAGAGGGTGAGATCACGTTGTCGTCAAGCAGTTTCTTAACTCCATTTTGAAATGTGCCAGTGAGCGTTACACGATCCCAGATCACACGACGGTCGAGAACACTACCGAGAGTACGACCTGTAACGATGAGCTTGTCACCGTCTTCGATATCGCTCTCGGTTTCCAGGTTCTCGATGATCATGTAGTTAGAACTGTCGACGATCGAGAGGTAGTTACCGACCTGCAACTGCTTAATGCCGCGTGCATCGATCGGTAAATATAATTCGAAGTCGCCAGCTTCCAGGTATCGTTCAGTCCAGATGAAGGATTCGTACGTATCAATCACAGTGAGAGTCGTATAGCTTCCGTCGAGCACATAAATGAGTGTGTTGTCCGACGGCTGTAGAACCTTGCTAGTGGGAGTATAAGCGCCCATTCAGATCACACTCCTTCATGTGCTACGTTATAGATGAAAGTCACAACAACTTTTTTGTCATTGGTTCCGTCGTCAGCTGCATAAGCGAAAATGTTGTTGCCAGGTGTCAGCTGAAACCAGGTCGCTTTCTTATCGAGTGCAGAAATGATGTTCGTCGAGAGACCAGCTCTGATAAGGTTTACATACTTGTTACCTTTCACAGTGTTGATCTCGATCACATCATTCTTCTTAAACACTGTGCCAAGACTGCTCGGCATTTTGTTACCGTACAGTTTCATGGAATTTCGTGTAAAGACATCGTACATCGCAAAGGTACTTACATCGGTCAGCATCTTGATGCGTATATTAATACCAGTATCACCATCGCCAGGATAGACGATAAGCGATCTAGTGTCAGTCCGAAGTTCGCTCATGATCAGCTTGTTCTCTGTAACAGATTCGTTGCTAAAAGCGAACTCGAACAAGGGTATGGAATCTGAGAAGTTTTTCGTTGTCGGCTCGATATCGTAAAAATATGGATCAGGGCAGACAATGCTAATCTTCGTGGATTCCTCATCGCTGAAAATGTCAGGTTCATTAGACTCGACATAGCCCTCGATCTTGACCTTGTTATTATCTGTAACGACCACCACACTCACAGGTCGTTTCGTCGGAAAATATCGATAAGCCTTCAGACGATTCAATTCGACCGATGGTCTGTCCATCATACCAAGTTCGATCGTGAGGTTACGAGTCTCCAGTCTGCTACCAACATACAGAGAGCCATCGATTGTAGCGACGTCCTGTGTGTTGATGCTAGCTGACGGGGGCCCGAGCCCGTCTATACTCTTAATATAGAGTCCAGAGAGCTCGGGCCGAAACAGGTCAAGCGTCAATTCCTCTCCCTTAGGATTGGTTACAATTAACGATTGAATCATTTAGTTACCAGTCCTTTCTTAACCGTTAGATTTCTTGTAGATGCTACTGACTATCTGAGGAGCCTGTTTAGCAATCTGCGAGTAAAGGTTCTTGGTCTGACGATAGATCGTCGAGCGATCCAGCGCCTTGGGAGAGTAATTGTTCTGAGTGACTTGATACACATTCCCACCAGGTGTAGCCTTCATGGAATTCGACTGGGTGGTGTTGTTGGAAGATGTGACCGCGCGCTGGGTTCTAGAGGCTACGTTGTAGCTTCTACCACCGCCATTGAAGGTACTGTTGATGATCTGTGCTTTCTTCTCAACGTCACTCATATCGACAACGGGTCTGATGACAGGCTCGTAGTCAGTCAGTTCATCAGTCTTATCGGCAATCTCGCCAACAGCCTGAATAAATTTATGAATCGTCTCTTCGGCAGCATCCTTGATGTCGTCAGCAGACAGGACGAGAAGCTTCTTGATCGTCTCGATCACTCTGCCCTGTCTAGACTCAATGCCAGCCGCCATAGCATCCGCGTAAGCCGCACCAACCTTCTTACCGTCAGCAGTAGTCGTTGCAGCAGTGGCCGCGACAACGTTCGTGGTGTTCTTGGTAGCAGCTGCAGCAGTCTGTGCAGATCCATTTTGAATTGCTGCGGCATTAGCGGCTACGTACGCATTACCTGCGACTGTACCAGCAGCTTTAGCGGTTCCAGTGAACTCAGCATAGGTACCCTTTGCATTAGCAAGAGCGTTGTTGACCATCTGCTGAGATTCGGATAGTGTGGTATTAGCCTGCTGCTCGATAAAGCCCATATTCTTGTCATAACCGAACTTCTCGAAGGCGTAATCCCACAGTTCTTCCATGGTGTAGCCCAGGCTGAGCATCGTCTTGATGCTTTCCTGGTTCATGAACTCTTGAGCCTTGATGTAGGCTTCTCTCTGAGTCTCGATAGTCTTCTTCTGTGTAGTGGACTGGGCTTTCGTGATTTCGTTAGCAAGCTGGTAAAGTTCAGTCATCTCTTGGAGGTACTTGTTATAAGCCTCCTGAGCTTCCTCAGTGTCTTTACCGAGCTCCTTCACGATAGTCTCATACTCACCCTGTGCGAGGAGCACTTTAGAAGCCTGCGTCTGGAGTTTCTTCTGATTGAGCTCGATCGCCTTAGCGGTCTTCTCATCCTCAGTAGCTTCAGGATTCATAGCTTCCCAGAGCTTCTCTTCCAGATCCCAGCTGGTCTCATCAAGCTCGAACTTGTCAATCTCAGTCTTGAAGGCGTTGACGATGTTCTGCGCTTTCTTCTCCGCAGCTTCTTCAGCGGAGGTGTTCTTCTCGATACCCTCTGCGATACCGTCGACAATATAGCGACCAACCTCATCTCGAGTAACCTTCGAGGGAGAGTGAATCTCGAGCTTATTCTGGAATGCCTCAACGATGCTTTGAGCTGTCTTCATAGACTGTTTTTCTGCCTTAGGCGTGTTGAGACGGATACCGTTGCTCAGACCTGCTACGATGTACTCACCGATCTTCATGAATACCTTAGAAGGAGAATTCACATCGAGTTGGACTCGTGCAGCAGCTTCAACAGCAGAAGCCATAGCCTTTGCGGCAGCCACAGCAGAGGCAGTACCGGCTTTAATACCAGAAGCCATACCCTCAGCAGCATACTGACCAGCAGATTGGAAACCAGCACGAGCGCCACGGACTGCAGTGATGCAAGCCTGGAGTGCGCTGTTGAACGCCGTCTCGATACCCTGCTTACCAGAGTCGATACCGGTCTTCACGGCCTTAGCAAGCTCAGAACCAGCCGAGTTCATCTCAGAAGCATGGGACTTGATCTTCGAGGGAATATCCTTGACGAGATTTCCACCAGCCTCAGCAACACCAGCTGCGTTATTCGTCAGGCTCGACTTGATCTGATTGACGAAGTTTGCAACCGCTGCAGAGGCCTGAGAACCGGCATTTTGAAATCCCTGAACAAACTTCTGAATCGAGTTCGTAGCAAGCTGACCAAGCTGATTACTGAAGGTTTGGAAACCAGAGAAATCAGCAGAAGCCAGCTGACTTGCCAGATCGGAGAGTTTGTTGATCTGCTGGATTGCCGTGTCGACCGAAGACCAATCAATACCACTGAAACTCGTGGTCATGTTCTTCATCTGCGTACCAAGCTGTCCGAGGTTCGTAGCGAACTGTCCAAGAGAGGTACTCATCGCACCGCCTTCGGAAGCACCACCAAGAGCTGTCTGAAGTTCAGTGATCTTCTTCATCGAGGCGATGGCCTGGTCGATGGCAGTTACATCGAAGTTCTCGCCGAGAGAGACAGAGAATCTGCCCATAGCTCTGCCGAGTGCTTCGATCTTAGATGCGAACTTGGAGAGGTCAACTGTCTCACCGCCACTGTCAGCGGTTTTGTTCTGGTTAAGGACGGTCTGGAGCTCGCCGATCTTACCCATAGCAGAGATGGCTTGTTCAATACCAGCAGCATTGAAATCTGTGCCGATTGCAGTGTTGAACGAGCCCATAGCCTGACCAAGAGCAGTAACACGCTCCGCGAAAGACGCCATGTTAACAGGAGAAAGACCCTGGTCAAGAGTTTTCTGGTTCTCGGTGTTCAATGCTGTCTGAAGTTCAGCGAGCTTCTTAGCAGCATTGATGACGTTATCGAGCATACCAGAATCAATGATCTGACCGGTACCGCCCATGCCAGTGAACTGGATAGCACCAAATGCTTGCAGGGCTGGCATGAAACTCTCTGCGAAACCCTGCATCTTTTCAGCGAAAACGGCAGGATCAGTCGTGGTGCCACTACTCACTTCCTTAAGCCAAGTATCCATTGGTTCCATGGCTTTCTGAATACCCGATAACTTCGTAACCGCCTCAACGATCTGATCGATGAAACTTGTATCAAGGGTCTTCGGGATCATCTTCTTATCGCCGCCACCAAGGATGCCTAGCGACTCGAAGGCGGGCATGATAGCATCAGCGAAATCTTCGATTTGTTTAGCGAAGCCTTCAAGGGAATTATCGCCACCGAAGAGCTTCTCGAGTGCTGTCTTAGCTTCTGGGATGCTTGTAGCGAGCGTAGTGAACTGAGAAGTGATGCTGATAATGTTTTCAACAAGAGACGTGTCAATCTCAGTGGCTGTGAAGTCTTCACTACCATCATTGACGGCACCGAATTCTTTCATGGCATCCATCATACTCGTAGCGAAATCTTTCAGATTTTTACCGAAAGTACCAAGATCTGAGAAACCTGTGAACAAGGATACGAAACCACCAATAGGTTCGATCTGTGAGCTAAGCGAAGCGAATTTAGTCGTGATATCGACAAGCTTATCGACATTACTGGCATCAGTATCATCAAGCGAGGCATCGCTAAGAGTGTCCAAAGCTGAACTTAAGCCAGTAACGAAAGGTGTAAGTGTTGCACCGAACGTTGCCAAATCAGTCGTACCCATAAGTGCATCGACAAGACCACCCATTGGTTCGATATTTGGCGTCAAAGCAGAAAGCTTACTTGTTACGTCACAAACCTTCTGAATATTCTCCGTATCTGTTTCGCTGATAGGTGACATTCTAAAGGCGTGAATGGCCTGGCCAAGACTGGTAGCAAAAGAGGACATCTGATAACCAAACGTACCAAGATTCGATGTGCCCATAATAGCTTCGACTAGACCACCCATCGGTTCGATGGAGGATTGAAGCTCTGCAAGCTTGCTAGAGACGTTTACGACTTGACTAATGTTAGCCACATCAGTTTCTGTGATCGTAGTTTCTCTGAATGCTGTAACAGCCTCATTGATACCTTCCGCAAAAGGTTTAAGCTGAGATGCGAATACACCTAAGTCTTTTGTACCAGTAAAGCCTTGAATGAAGCCACCCTGAAGAGAAAGATTACCCATAAGACTTGCGATAGCGGAAGTGATCGCCGTCATACGATTCATAGCGCTGACGTCGAGATCAGCCGTCGCATCGACCATATCAGCAACACCCTTGCCGAACTTAGCAAGATCAGTACCGATAGATGCCATCGACATATCGCCAAGATTGAATTTCTTACCAAGTCCTCGGAAGAAATCCATCTTATACATCTCGCCGATCTGTTCCACGATTTGTGTCATGTTGCTTAGATCGGCATTTTGAATTTTGTCGTTAATATCGAGGAAAGGTTGGATGTTCTTGGCGAATTCAGCCATAGCAGTGCCGACTTCAGGAAGGTGAGAAGAATATTCTTCTCGTGCTCCACCAGCAATACCGCCAAAGAATTTACCAATAGCGCTACCAACTTTACCAAGCACATCAGCGCCCTTTTCAATCTTTGCAACAATATCGACTCCGATACTATCGAACGCATCGGCAATAGCACCCATCGCAGCGGTAAGCGCGGTAAATATACCAACGATGCCAGCAACAGCAACTTCGCCTAACATGACATTACCGAAACCTATGAGCTTAGTAAGAGCGCCCATAGCGACTGATAAACCTGCCAATGCCGATATCATACCGGTTAAGAATGCAATCGATTTCATAGTTTGATTAGACAAACCCTGAATATTCATGCTACTCAACCAAGCGACTAAAGCGCTTATACCAGCAAGTATACCGCCAGCGCCAGCCATAGCGAGAAGGTTCTTACCAACATCAGCCAAACGATTAAACTTGATATGGCCAAGCACTAACAACATAGCACTTAGTCCAAGACAAAGTTGGAGAATAGCCTGTGTAGCGGGAAGCGCCGTTTGAGCATCAATTGCTTTAAGCATTGCTACCATTGTACCGATAGCTGCAAGACAAGCAATCATACCTACGAAAGCCGATGGTTTAACCTTCATCTTACCGAGGACGCCCATCATGATAGTGAACATACCCATGAGGCTTTCCACAATGATGGCCGATCTCGTTACGGCTGACTCATCAATCATAGCCAGTGCAGCAAGAGCTGCGACTAGAATAGTAATCGAGGTAACCAATGCAATAATGGTCGCCTTGGCGCCTGTAGCTTTTCCGGAAACTGCGAGCAGCGCTGTGAACATAACGCCGATTGCTAAGATGGCTTTCGTAGCAGTTTCAACACCAGAAGGATCAAGTTCACTCAAGACTGCAATAGCACCAGCCAACAAAGTAATGGAGCCTGCCATAGCGACAATTGCAATACCGCCCTTGATGGAATGTTTGCCAGAAAATGCGGTAGACGCCATCATGACAGACATAAGCCCCATAAGCTTATACATGGTAGTGGAAGCTCGTTCCAGATCACCAGGGGAAATCTCAGCGATCGTCTTCATCGCCTGCGAAACAAGGATCAAGCTACCAGCCATTGCAGCGACACCAATCCCGCCTCGAAGAGCATTTTTGCCAGCAAGTCTAGTTGCAAGCATAAGAACACCCATTTGAGCAGCAATTGCAAGCAAAGCAGGGAAAGCACCAACAATCGTGTCGAGTGGCATAGCAGCCAGGTCAGCCATGGTGTTCATCATCATCTTGAGCGCAAGAATAGCAGCGATAGCGCCAACGCCAGAGCTGATAGTGATGCCTTTCATGCTACCCATGACGACTCGCATAGCAATCATGACGCCAGAGAGACCAATCATACTGGTAACGATTTTGTCGGAGTCCATTTCACCAACAGATTGCATAGCACTTGCCAGCATTTTGATTGCGAAAGCGAAAGCCAGCATAGAACTGATCGACTTAATTGCTCCAGCCCATGTGGTAGCAGCACCGCCAACTGTCATGAGCTTAGCCATGCCAGTGAAGGTCACCATGATGACCTCAAGCGCAACAACTGCATTACCGAAACCATCAGTATCGGAGACACTTGCGATTGTTTTCAATGCATGAGCGACAAGTGTTAAGCCAGCACCAAGTCCAATCAAAGCAGCAGCCATAGCAGCAAGACCAGCAGTGCCAGCAGTACCAGTTGCACCTGTACCAATGCCCATCTTACTAAGAGCGAAAGAAAGTCCTGCTAAGATACCGGTTAAGATACCCATCGCAGCAAGGGCTTGTTTCAGTCTATCAGTAGGAATGGCGGCCAATGCAACAAGCGAAGCAGCAAGCATAGTAAGCGACTTAGCAAGCGTGTAGACATAGTCAGCCTTGACATTCTTAGTCATGGCGTTAATGTAACCACTAACTGCTGTGGGAACCTTAGCTAAACTAGCAACCAAAGTATCAAAAGACTCAAGCGGGCCTTTTAACTTCTCAAGTAATTTACCAAATTGGGTAATATAATAAATCGACGAGGCGCCTAGACCAACAGCCAGAATCTCACCAACGTCGATATTTGGTCGAATGTTAAGTTGTAATTTCTCAGAGAATCCGTGTAATACGTCATAGATCTTACCAAGACCTGTACCAATATTACCAGCAGCAGTTGAAAGTCTGCTAGGAACTTGTTTTACATTACCTCGAACGCCACTAATAATACCGTTAATGTCGAGAATTTCTCCTGCGACATTCTCTTTGAAATCTTTTAGAATCGTGATAATATCGCTTAAGTGGAAACCATCAGAGAAATCCATGGCTTTGATCCGCTCATAGAATCCTTCAAGGAGTTTCCACGTATCGCCGAAGAGCATCTTAAGCACTTCGATTTTTTCGTTAATGAACTCGGTTGCTTTCGCAACGAGCTTCTGAACGATTTCGAGATTGCTAAACCACTGCCAAAGCTGTTGAGCTTTCTCGATTACGAAAGTAAATGCGTTACGAAGAGCATTAGTGACTACAGTAACACCATTTGCAGATGTGATGAATTCAGTGAATCTAGAAATTAGATCACCAATATAACCTGTGTATTTAAGAATATCGATATGGGCAGAACTAAAGAGCTTTCCCAAGACAGAAAATGCGCCTTTAAGAACGCCAGTTACAACAGTAGCTACGAGTTTGAGAATCGAGAAAAGACCCTTGAAAGTCTTCTTTAGATTTTCAGCAGATTCATCAGATAGCTTAATTGCTTCAGAGAAAGAATAGAATCCTTCGAGGAGTTTATAGATGATACCAGCAGTATCAATATCGAAGACTTCGTCCCAAGCATCTCGAAGTGCGCCAAGAGCCTTAGCGACCGCTTCGATAATATTGGTAAGACCTCCCCAAAGAAGTTCTCGACCAGACATAGGACGAGACATCTTCTGAATTAGGTTATTCAGATCAGTTCCGGTGGCATCGGCCTGAGCAGACAGATCCTTTAACGTTGCGATCTGCTCGTCAGTAAATCCAAGAGCTTTCGCTTGTGTTTCAGACAAATCAGCAAGCGTAAGACGATGTCCATCAACTGATTTATTGACTAGCTCTTGCACTTTAGCATAGTCGTAACCCGCTTTTGCAAGAAGCTGATAACGCTCAGGCGCAGTGGACCATTTACCCCTCCAGACCTCGTCAACGACCTTCTGGAAAGTCTGCAGTTTTTTAGTCATATCTTCAGTGGATTCAGTTACTCGAGAACCACTTTCGATATAACTGCTGATGGTTTCCTTGACGATATCAGCGCTAGCCCAACCAGATTTGAGCGACTCGGTAAAAACGCCAGCACCTTTGATCATCTGATCAGTGACGACGCCATGCTGTTTACCGACTTCGATCATTTTCTTCTGGAAATCATCCATTTTGATTCCAGCGTCCTCTACGATCGAGCCGATCTGTTTCCAAGCATCTTCGCCGCCACCCATGGCATCTCGAAGAATGGCATTGCGTCGGTCAGCGGCCTTCTGGACGAATCCAGTGAGCATTTCACCAAGCTTAGAGAGACTTTCCTTAGCCTCTTCAAAGTCACCGATGATGATTTCCCAAGATTCAGTCCAGCCAGACTGAGCAGACTCCTTCAGAGTATCCCACAGCTGAGTGAAAGTCTTAATCTTGGTTGCAGCGTCTTCCATGGTACGAGCTTGCTCGATAACTTTAGCAGACATCTCTTTGGTATACTTACCAGAAGCTTCCATCTGCTTACAGTATTGCTCAGCACCTTCAACAGTGAATTTCTTCAATGTCGTATTAAGGACATCCGCACTAATCCAGCCTTCTTTCAAAGATTCTCTGAAAGAACCAGACTTCTTGATCATTGCATCGACCTGGATACCCATTTCACGAGCAGTCTGTTTAAGACCTTCCTGGAAGATCTCACCACCCATACCGGCATTAACAACCGAGTTCCAGTCCTGCAACTTAACAGTGCCTGCAGCAAGGGCCTGCGAAAGCTGATACATTGCTGTAGATGCCTGTGTACTATTAGAACCGGCAGTAGCAGCCAGGTTAGAGATACCCTGAATTGCAGTAGCAGCGGTATTTAAGTCGACGCCAGCTGCAGTAAAGGTACCAATATTCCGAGTCATCTCGGTGAAGTTATAGATAGTTTTATCAGCGTAATGGTTCAGCTCGTCCAGAACGGCGTTAACGTCAGCAATGGTTTTACCCTTCGAGGAGACGTTTGCCATAATAGTCTGGACGGCGTTCATCTTGGTCTCATATTCCTGGAAACCAGAAATAACAGGATCAAGAGTCAAAGCGCTTACGATGTTCTTACCAGCTGTAAGCGCGCTGTTTGTGATTCGAGACAGGGCAGTAGCTGCTACAACTTGGAGAGCAGAAAAGCTAACTTTTACCTTATCGACAGAGCTAGCTAACTGATTCATATCGACTTTCTTAGTTGCAGCAGCTACGTTTTCAAGACCCTTGGACTGGTCATTGAATTTAAGAGCCGATTTCAATCGCTCAATTGTCGACATGGACTGTTTAACATTTGATTCAAACTGTCCATTTTCAAATCGCATTTCTACGACTCGTTCATCGATCTGCTTACCCAACGCCAGTCACCTCCTTCCACAATTCGTCGCACATTTGCTCAAACACTGGCTGTAGAGCAGGGTTAATATAATCTCGACCCTGTACATAACCGCCAGTGCCGGTACCATGTCCGTATTGTAGAATAAGAGCTATTGGAACTCCCTTATTTCTGTTGGAGTTCATGAAGTTAATGGAAACCGAGGTACTGGTCCTGCTGATCTCATAGTACCAAGAACTTGCCGTTAACCCCGTGTCAACAGGAGTGGCTTTAGAGAGGGCTTCGACACCCATCCGACCATACTTGTCGAGGACACCTCGATGGGAAGCATTCAGTAATTTCTCAAGCCAGTTGTTAACTTTGGAAAAATCACCTTTGTGATTAAAGGTGATACCGAGTTGTACAGCCACAGGACCTCCTCCTTAAATCAAAGTTTGGTCACGTAGTCGAGACTGATCCAACCTGCTCCGGATTTAAGCTTACCCCATCCACTTTTCGAGCCAATACCTTCACTCGTCTCAACGATCGTATACACACCAGAGGGCATGTACGTATGAGTCTTCGCGTAATTAGTACCAGGACCACATCGGATGTTCAGGTTCGGAACATTTACCTTAACCTGGAAGTCTGTATCTCCATTTTGAATTTCCGGAGCCTTCTTAGACTCGAGGTTGGCGTTGACTGCAGCAGCGATCGCTCCCATCCGCTCATAGAGGTAATCGCCAGGACAAGCTTTCGCAGCAAACCAGCGATGTACGGTCATGTTCTGCTTGTTGACCTGACCGATCAGTCGTTTGTCACCCTTCCATTTGAGTTTGCCGATGGATGGATTGCGACGACAGATGTCGGTCACGAGCACGATAAGAGCCAGATAAGCTTTCTTCGTAACAGGGTACGGATGAGAGTTCGTACTAGACACCTCGATAGTGATAGCACGATTGTCATTCGACTTGCTGTTGGAGCACTGAGAGGCATCGGATTCGTGAACGTACAGACCGATAGAACCATCATAGCCGATGCCGTAATTAGACGATGCTCGGCGAGATCTCTTTGCGAACATATTCCCAAGAGCCTTTGCTGTGGTTTGACCTGCAGTGCAGTGAATAGTGATCGTGTCAAGTGTATGTTTTCTAGGGCCATACACATTAGGACTCATGATCTTTACAGTTGCTAAAGAACTATCAGTGTACATTGGAATCCCTCCTTACCCCTTAGTTCCTAACATAGCTCGACGCTTTGCATTGAGTGCTGCGTTCTTCTGAAGAATCGCTCTATTGGACAGCTTCTTACCAGGAGAACTCTTGCGGCTACAAACGTTAATGAGCGCCATAAGACGATTGATGTGCCACTTTTGGTATTCTGCTGGAATGTTATATGCGATCATCCAATAGTAGATGAGCTCAGACGTAATGGTATCCTTCGGACCGCCAGTTTCTTTGTCGTTTCCCAAATATGTGGCAGACATAGGATTTTCGATGTATTCATTGATGGCCTGAAGATTCTCAACAGTAAGTCTACTGAATACAGTAGGATCAACGTTGCGATTGATCACCATACAACGAATATAATCGTTCATTTCGTCTTGACTCTTGATTCTCTTAGAAAGAAACGCTTTGTGGTGTTTTGCTTCCCACTTAGAAATCGAGATGAGAGAATGCTCGAGCTGCAGAACCACATCTTTTCCGTATGTGAATTCCTCTTTCTCATCATCCCAGAATTCCTGACCAGGAACATGAAGTTCCAGCATGGTGCGGACCTCTTATCAGTCTGTGGACTTGGCGCCCGTAACTTCAGCGATCTTCTTATCGAAGTCGGGAGGCAGAATGCCATTGACAAACTTGGCAGCCTCGTCGCTGTTCAGTGCCAACTCCATAAACAAATCGGAGTAGGCTTCGGTCTGGACGAACTCGTCGGTCAGTTCCTTGCTCTTCATGAACCGACGACCGTCAGCGCTCTTAACGCCGTAAGCACGACGAATCAGATCTTTGAAGATGTCCATCAGAGCAGGAACATCCTTGGTGGAAATGATACGGTTGACCATCTCGCCGAAGCCGCCGGTCACGCTCATCTCCATGTCCATCAGTTCAGCCTTGGAAAGATTGAAATGGAAGGTCTCAGTTCTTTCGACACCATTGTAGTCGATATAGGTGATTTCTTTTTTCAGCATTGTAAGTTCTCCTTTCAGAAATTAGGTGAAGCGGGAGCCAGCCTCACTGAATACTCCCGCGTAATCGGTTGTTATCAGGGCTCAGAGAGCAGAGTCTTGATCTGGTTGGGAAGCAGCAGAGTAGGCTCAGTAGCGGACCCACTGCCACCGTCAGCATCAGTGCCGTACAGCTTGGCTTCCAGCTTAGCCATCTTCTCAGTGCCGACCTTGGTGGAGTCGATCACCAGAGAAGCGGTAGGCTTGAAGCCTTCGACAGCGACAGGGGTGGTGGACAGCTCCCAGCTGAAGGTGATAGCTTCGGGAGAGTCGTTGATGGTGCTGTAGGCCTTCTCAGAGGGAGAAGCCTTGGCGCCGTAGATGATGTGCAGCTTGTAGCCATAGTCGGAGCCCTTGACGTCGTTACCCACCTGGGTACGATAGCACAGACCGAAAGCAGAACGAGCCTGCTGACCGATCATGACGCCAGCGGCCAACTCACCGGAACCGTCCAGAGCAGCAAACTCATCGGGATAGGTGTAAGCCTCGATGGTGGCTGCGAAGGTCTCAGCAGACAGCAGAGACAGGTACTTGATGTTGTCGGCGTACAGGTCAGTGGCCTCTGCGCGGGAGGGAGACTCGGTAACGGCGGTCAGACCGTTCCAAGCGACACCCTTATCGTACTCACCGGTTTCCTTCTGCGGATACAGAACACCGTGATCGACGCCGGTCTCATAAATGTGCTCGGCGGCTTTATCCCAAACAATCTTAGCCATGTAAGATATCCTCCTTAGAAGTAGATTGTAAACACATCGTGGTGTAGGTTGTCAACCGTGTAATGGCGGTCAAAGCTGCAGTAAGGCAGATTAGAGACATCCTCGACATGTACACTATCTGGATTCTTGTCGATCACAGTGAGAGTGTAGCGATGGAACTTCAAGTAGGCAATGTTGTCTGCCGGATACTTGTCGATGTCATAGCGCTCATAAACGATTGCGGGGTATTTCATCTTTACGGAAGCAGGAGGTTGAAAATATACATTCCGGCTTCCAAGAGTCTGCTCAAGAACAGACTGAAGCTCTAGACGAGTCTTCGCCATTGTATAAACCTCCAATAGAAAGGATCAAGCGCGGGGGCTGCACCTCCACACTGGTGATTTTCCACTTCGATCCCATAAATTCGACATACCGCATGGTGTGGAAGTTGTGATAAGCATACTGGTCAGCAAGCACGCTAATCTCATTGGAGATGTTGACGTCGTCGTTCAGATAATCAGAATTATCAAGTCGACGAAGGTTCCGAATAAGATCTCCGAAATATGGTCTTGCGCAGATTTTCTCCACATACACACCAGGTACTTCTTCAACGGTCTCTTCAAAACCAATTTTGCCGTACCATTTCATTGCTTTTCACTCCTTACAAATCCATTTTGAATTGTTCGGCCGAAACTCAGGTAGGATCGGCGACAGCGGCCAGAGACACAACCTCGACAGAGGAAGAACCCGCCTTGGGATACTTCACAGAGCCGACCTTGGATGCCTCGACGTACTCGGTGGGGTAGGCGTAGCCAGTAGCAGTCTTGATCACAGCGCCCTTCAAGAAAGCCTCCTTCAGATCACTGGTCGTGAACTGCTTGGTCGTAGCAGAGTCCATGTAGGCCTTGCCGTCGGTGCCCTTGGTGTAGATGACGATAGAAACAACGAAACGATCTTTCAGATCCTGGTAGATACGATCCATAGGTCAGTCCTCCTTAAGCTTCAGGAACGCTCTCGATAGCAATGGCAGCGTAGGGCTTGATCATTGCGCCGGAGCAACGGGTCTCGATCAGGTACTTCTGAGCGTTGTAGTCGATGTCGAAGTCGTCGAACATATTGACTGCGCCGCCCTTATCAGCACCGACATTGTAGTCGTTCAGGTTGACAATGATGCCCATCAGGCTGTGAACCTTGGAGTCATCGGCGTCGGTGCGGGTCAGACCTTCCATGACGGGAACAGCGATGATCTCGCGGACACGCAGGACAGTACGCAGCTTGTCGATGGAGTCGTAGATCACACGGCCGGTAGTGTCTTCCAGCAGCAGGCAGTTGGTGATCATGTCTTCAGTGGTGAACAGGACAGGCTCGCCAGAACCACGATAGTCCTTACGGGACTTGATCGCAGTGCGGATAAATGCCTTGGCCATATCATCCTCAGTGGCGCCGGCCTTCTTGGTCACAGTAGCCTTGATGGTGTACAGATCGGAGTCGGTCCAGATAGGACGAATGTTCATCTCGTTGATCTTGTCATCGGAAGAACCATCACGGCCGTCACCAACCAGGATAGCACGAGCGATCTCCTCGTCCAGCATGAAGCGCATCTCAGTCTTCAGCCAGGCGACGACATCGAAATCGGTGATGTCGATCACGTCATCACGATCCAGCTTCTGCTTCTTGTAGATGGTCGTGGGGGTGGTGGTTCTCTTCAGCAGGGTGAAGACCTGTTCCTTCTTCAGCTTGCCCTTGATGTAACCCTTGGCACGAGCCTCGTCGGCTGTCAGGTCAGCATACATGGACTTGATGCGGGAGAAGGGGGTGTGATGAACACCGGACATGACCTTGGACACCCAGTCCATCTTGCGGGTGATCCAGTCGGGAGGAGTGTTCAGGTTCTTGGGCTCAGGGAAGAGGGTGTCGATACCGTCAATGCCATGAGCCAGAGCACTCTCACGCAGAGAGCCATAGCGCTTGCCGTCAGCCAGGATAGCTTCCATATCTGCATGCTGCAGAATGTTGGACTGATCGGCAGTGTCGTTGTCGAAGATGTTATGCTTCACTTCAGTGTCTCCTTCTTCATCATATTCGTCATCGGTGGCACCACCATCTTCCAGAGCCTGGCCGACAATGGCGTAAACAGCGTTCATCTGTTTCTCGTTCAGGGTACTGAGAATATCACCGATGGTCTCCTCAGTATCGTTCTCTTCTGCCGGCTCGGGGTCGGCATGGATCAGCTTTTCATCAGGATTCATAGGTTCCTCCTTAGGGATATCGCTATGACGAATTTCAAGATCGAAAGCGCCACCAGCGTAAATGATAGCTTGTTCATCACCGTCATCATCGTCGCTGTGCTGAATGATGTCTTCGATGAGCGCGCCAGGATTAGCACCGGCCAGTACGAGGCTTACTTCTTTGATATCGCCATGAAATACGTCGCCAGTGCGCTTGTTCTGAGAAAGATGGTTAGCATAAATAGACAATGCTTTCACATCGCCATGCATAACCAGCTCTCTAGCCTGTTTGCCAGACTCACTATTATTGAACGAACAGTAGGCATATACGCCTTCGGGTTTGTTCTCAAGCGTCGCCTGACCCAAGCAGTTGAACGGATCGTCGTGCTGATGGTTCCATACCAGAGGGACCACGTCGCCGTCATTGTGCTTGAAAGCATCTCGACGAATCGTTCGACCATCGGCACACTTTAGATCGTTTCTAGTTGCCCAACCAGAAAAATCATAAGTTTCCATTCTCTACATTCCTCCTTTATACAGTAGTACGAGTCTGATTGATGATGTTATTCACGTAATCCTGTGCAGGATTTACTCCCTGTTGCTGTGTAATCTCTTCATTCGACTGCGACAGGTTCTTATTACGCAGAACATCAGCATTCGGATCGTCCGAAGGTCTAAGACCAACAATCTGTCTAAGTTCATTCGATGTCATGATTTCGTTTCGAGTGAACTTATCAGCGATCTCAGCAATATCACTGACAGGAACCAGACGGAATGGATCATTGAAGTACATAATAGACTGCTTCTGAGAACGAGCTGTCTTTGTGAGGAATACTCGTTTCATAGAGTCTACAATGGCTGCAGCGATTGGTTCTACAACACGGTTATTGTAGTTCAGCATGACTTTTTGGTCTGCTGTTCCGTCCAAGATCTCCTGAGTGATACCGATCTGACTGAACATAAGTTTTGTCAGATACTCGATCTGATTCAGGAGGTTATTATCGAGAGATCTGTTAAGCTGAGTGATCTTTTCGGTACCGTCAGTGTATGCGATACCATACTTAGAGTTCTCAAGCTGATCTTCGATATCCTGTCTACGCTTCTCTGCTTGCGCTCTTTTCGCATCAGTTTTGATGACATAAGGAAGTTGGATGATCATGTTTAACTTATTGGAGTTGGTCTGTTCATCTACAACATCCAGAAGTACAAGCTTACGAAGCAATCTTTGTAATGTCGAGTTTGGCTCATTCATTACAGAAAAGAACGGATTTTCGATGATAGCTACGAGAGATTTCGGAAGAGTGAGTTCCTGTTTTTCACCGGTTCTATCATCGTACATCCGAACACGAACATGCTCAGGATACCATTCTACGATTTTAGCAGTTCTCATAGCAAGAATGTCATAAGAACTAGTCATGGTCGGATTAGCTGTTAATTCATAGGGAACAACAGCAACACAACCTTCATCCATCATAGAAAGCACGATATCCTGGATGAATGCTCTTGAAGTTTGATCCTGATTTGCCTCAAGAGTGAGACAGTTGTTCAGGCCGCTGTTGATATACTTGATGTACCGATCGTTGTCGTCCAGTTTAACATGACGATATGTCAATGCAGCAACATCGAGGGCGATTCGATTATAAACAGCGGAAACAATCGAATGATCATTACCACGGCTTAAACGTGGTCGATCCGGTCGGTAATATGACCCTCCGCCATAGTTTCCATAAGAAAACTGTTTATTGAGGAAGGCGTTCCAGGCGGCTTTTACCCTGGAACCGAACGTAATAGCCACGTTAGTTCACCGCCTTACTTACGTCTGTTTTTAGTAACAGGCCGTCCGTTATAATAAGTCGTTTGGGTATTGGTACGTTTATCTGTGGTAATAGCTTTAGAAAGAAATCTAGAGATGAAGTTCTTTCCCTTTTTTCTTTTCTTATTCTTTTTCTCGAAATAGAGTTTACCGTCTTTCATAGTAGCAGAAGGTCGTTGATCTTTCGGAACATTCTGCGTTCTAATCTTGGATGTGGTAGACGTTGTACTAAAGATTTTATTACCTTTCGTAGTGGTCACCGAACCATCAGGATTTCTCTTGGTGGTTGTTCGCACAGCTAATGTGTCTTTAGCTCTGTCGTAAATGTAGTGCCATTTACCATTGATCATTTTCTTGTCAATGTATTTGAAATGCATCAGCCAATCATTGTTATGATCAACGGATTTGTATTCCCACATATTAAGTCCTCCGTTTCTGTTGAGCGTTCTTAATATAGGCCCGACCGTAGTCCTTAATAGCAGCATCAATGTCATTCAAACCAGAATTATAAGTTCTGATCATAGCCTCATTCGATGCAATCTTTGCTTTGATCGAATCGCTTTTGGTTTTAATCTGATTTGCTTTTAATTCTAATACTTTTGCTCTACGATTGAGCGTGTCTGCCTTAGAAAGCATTTTTGCCCCACGAGCTTCGGAAGTAAAACGACGACCAGCTTTTCGTTCATACTTATTTGCTTTAACTCGTTTAGCAGCTGCTTTTTTGCTATACTTAGCAGCTTTAACGTCTTTCCCTTTAGCTCTTTTATCGGACTTCTTTTGAAGAGTCGCATTTGACGATTGATACTTACTGATTTTCTTGTTGATCTTACCACGATGAGACTCTAAACTAGAAATAGCCTTTTTGGACTCTTCTTTAGTAGAGGCTCTAGAAAGAGATCTTCTAGCTCGACGGACGCCCCATTTCATACCAAGGACGCCATAGTGCTGAAGGTTCTCACTCATGTAATCAGTGGACATATACGACCACAAATATGATCACCTCTTCTCATTCTCGAACGAACACTGGAATACGACGAATGATAAGTTCGTCAGCGACTTCGATCTGACAACGTAAGACATAGCGTCCGACACGTTTCGGTTCGATAGTCATGGTCAGCTTATATTCTTCAACAATAGGCTCACCAGCCACTTCGACTTCATTGCCGTATTCAAGTTGATACGATGCGTTGCGAATTGTAAAAGGGGCATCGTCACAGGTCGAGAACTCGACTGAGACGACTCGCCGTTCGCCTTTGAAAAGTTCAAGAGTCGAGCAACTCAA